TTAGAATATGTTTTTAAGTGTATTTTCGTATAAAATTCTTGATTCTTCCTGTAGGTGTGGAGTGACATGGGCATAAATCCTTTCGGTCATTTCCATCGATTGATGTCCTAATCTTTCCTGGATAACTTTCATCGGGACATTAGCTTCTAATAAAAGTGTTGCATGAGTATGTCTCAGTTTGTGAACGGATATTTGTTGACCAAGAATCTTTTTACTGCAATAGATCATCGTATTGTGTATTGATGACCTTGATATAGGTTTGCCGAATTCATTAACGAATAAGAAGTTATATTCATTTGAATACTCGCTGCCAATAATTATCTTGTTTGTTTCATGTAGTTTCGTTAAGTTTAACATTTCATCGTATAATTCACGAGTAATATAAACTTTACGATGGTGTTTAGTTTTAGTGTTTCCTAATACGTCGCGTTTCTGATCATATGATGAATCAACAGTTATATATAAGTTATTTTTATCGAAATCAGATAACTTCAATGCACAGGCTTCGCCGACACGTAATCCGGTCTCGATAATTAGCCTGAATAAATAATAATGATAAATATTACGTCTTTTGACATCGGTAAGGAATGGTTTTATCAAGTCTTTTGGAATGTACTCAGCTTTCTTTACTTTGTCAGTGATTCTGAATTCAATGTATTCCGCGGGATTAACCGATATTAATCCATCAAACTTAGCACGCTCCATCGCTCTAAACATTAATGAGTTTGTTTTTTTGATGGTCGAGATACTATAGTTATACTCAAAAAGTTTGTTTATTACTTTCTGTTGCATAGTAGGGGTTACTTTATCAATCCGAATATTTTCATCATGCAGCTTAACTTCTTCTATCAATTTCTTATTTTCATAGATTCGAATACTGAACAATCGCTTAGCACTCCATTTGTCGATATCTATTGACGCCTGGGATACTTTTCCGACCCTATAAGTTTCTATATATTCGTCTATAAAAGATTTAAGAGTAGGGATGTCAGTTTTACACTTATTAAGCTCAACATCACGTTCTAAGTCTCGTGCTAACTTCTTAGCATCTCTTTCCTTCTTTACATTTTTCGAGATAGTCCTACGTTTACCATTCTCATCATAATAGTATACTCGCACACGATAGCCGGTACTAATCTTTTGAATAGAAGCCATATCATCATATCCTTTCTAATCCAATTAATTTATGTGTCTTAGATCTGTTGATTAATAACTCTACACGTTTCGTCGCATGTTCCTGTGATACTTTAAAATAATCCATGATTGCTTCAACTGTAAATAAGTTATATTCAACGATTAATCGTTCAGGCATCATAAAGAGTAGAGCGAATTTATCAGCTTCCGTTTCCTGCATGTAGTTGTAGGATGGGTGCATTTGTTTCGAAACTCCTACGTGCATAAAATAATGGCCAAGTTCATGAGCGAATCTGAACCACATATCTTGCGGTGTTCCGAATTTAATAAATATAACATCACATCCGTCTAACTTCATATAGCAGCTCATTTCGTGATTATATGCAATATGAAGATTATAAATGTGAGCGAGAGCTTCAATACTAAGATCCTCAACTCTCTCGATAATATACGCTGTAATGTCATTCACGAGTTCTTCAATTCTCATGTTATCTCCCCCAAGTCTAGAATGTATGTTTGATTTATGGTTAAAAATAGAACGTATGTTCTATTTATCGTTTTAAAAATAGCTGACCAGTAGGGTACTAGTGGTCAGCTAGCGTTTATTAATTTATTTCACAGGCATATCCATCTCCATCTCTATCCATTTTAGTGGTATAAGCAGAATGGGTAGAAGGTACTCCTCCTGGATAAACTTTTCTTAATTCAGTACAATTTGCAAAGCTTTCTCCTGCATTAGAAGGTTGTTGTTGTACAAAATTCGATGTTTGGTTGTTTCCGGCAGATTTAGTGTTCTGCTGATTGTTATTAGTTGAGTTTTGACTAGAGTTATTATCGCTTTCAAAAGCACTATCTAAAGACCAGATACCAAGTTTTTCTGCTTTAGCCTGAGCTTCAGCATTTTTAAGAGTATCTAAATATCTTGTATTAGGAGGATAGACATAGTTAACACTTGCTAATCCTTCTCTAACAAGTATTTCATTGATCATTTGTCCGTCTGCATATACGTAAGCTAAATCTCTGTTATACTTATCGGTTTTTTCTCCTACATCGTATTCTACTTCAATTTTAGATGCATTAGACAATAATTCTTCAGTTCTAGCAGAAGCTTCTGGACCAAAAGGTTGAACGCCAGTTCTTGGATGCTTAGTTTCAGGAGTGTCGATTAGTAAGTATCTAACTTTTTTGTCTTGTCCATCTATGTTTAATACACTCGTGTCACCATCTATATGTCTAGTGAATTCTGCTGGGAAACGTGCAACAGTTCCTATTTTATCTTTATCTATCGAAGCTTTTTCCGGTTTCTCGGTAGTCGGCTTTTCAGTAGTTGGTTTCTCGGTAGTTGGTTTCTCAGTAGTCGGCTTTTCGGTAGTTGGTTTTTCAGTTGTCACTTCTTCTTTTTCACTAGTTTTTTTAACGGCAGGGGTAGCGACAAGTGTTTGTTTAGCATTATCTTTATCATTACTATCACTTTTTGAGTTAGTGGATTCATCTGCTTCACTAACAGACATCGCTAAGAAAAATAATGCTAAGGACATAAGGAACGGAAGGGCTATATTCTTGTTGTTCTTTTTGTTTTTTAAATTCTTTGCTCCTCTAAAACTATAATATAAAATACCTGCAAAACTAACTATTCCTAGCAAAGGAATCAATATTCCACTTACTGCACTTGGCAATATTGTTAAAATAAAAAATAGTAGTGTTAATATAGTCAGCGATGATAAGATCATCTTCCATGGTGTCCCACTTCTGAATCCTACTATCTTTTTATACCATGGTCTTTCTAACTCATTAAATTTAATATTTAATTGTTTAAGATAATCCTCAAATATTTCATTATTTTGATTTACCCTTATAACGTCTCCGTTATCAAATCTATAAACTTTACTCATTAGAAATTTATCTAAATCTGCTGAGACTACATTAGATAAATCAAATGTCTTTAGAATTTTGTGATTTGTAATTTTTTCTTCCTTACCCTTAACATCATTTGATGTTGATGCTTTTTTTACTGTTTCTATCTCTATAAGATTAAATGTGGGAGAACCTTTTTTTATTGCTGCATAATTAGTAGAAGTAAAATTGTTTAAATCTGCTTCAATCAGATGATCAAATACTTCTCCGTTATCAACTAGGTATTTCTCTATAATAACTTTTTCCAACTATATCCCATCCCTTAAATTTATTTTAAATCTTTGATAGTTATATCTTCTCCCCATGTATCTGTATCGTCATTGTTATGAGGTTGATCTATTGTAACCTTAATAGAATCCGGAATTTCATTTTGATATTCTAATGGGACAATTCCATAACCTTTAGATTTAACACCTGGATTATATTCTTTGATTAACTTATTAGACGTTGCCATGGCACCACTTTCAGGTGCGACTTGTTGTCCAGTATCTGTTGTGAATGTTATATATCCTAAAAACTCTATATTTTTGTCAGTGTTATTAACATTTTCTCCGAAATACCCTAAATAAAGTTCTCCTGTATCAGTATTCTTTACTAAGGCAAATGCCAAATTATAAACAAAATTATTATTATCAATTTTATTAAATCCGTATTTGTTAGATTGCTCCGATCTAAATACTTTAACGATTTCATAACTCATATTATTATCGATGTCCACTAATATTCCATTGTTTTCAATAAATTTAATAGGGTCAGTTGTATAGTTATCACTTTTTTTAATTTTTTCAAATTCTTTATATTCAATGTCGTTCTCTTTCAAATACTTCAAAAATTTTTCATCAGATATAGTTTTGTCAGTATTATATTTCTGACTATATTTCTTTTGTATTTCACTTTGTTTATTTATAGCTTGTTCAGAGTCTAACTCTCCGGAAATTATTCGCGGATATAGTTCTGATGATTCTTTGAATAGATAGCCGGTAGCAAACATGTTTGTTAAAAGGTAGTTAGAAACTTCTTTATACTTTCCATTAATTTCATTTTTGTTAAGGTATTTTTCAAATTTCTCTGCTTGTTTTATGATATCAGAGCCGCTATTAAGGAATCCTTCTTCATATTTTTCAACTTTTGTTGAATTAGTAAGTTCATTAATATCTTGCATTTTTTCTATAAAAATCTTTAGATTATTCTCTAAATTGTCATTGAAATCATTTTTGTTAAATGAGTTCTCTTTGTTTTCTTGCTTAGTTTCTTCTTGTATTTCTTTTTGCTGTCCGCAACCCGATAAAATGAACCCTAATGATAACAATGTTATAAACGACTTTTTCATGTATTAACTCCTTTCTTTATTTATTTTTCTTCGCTTTTGCGATCAAAAATTCAGCTTGCTCTATTAATGATTGTTCTATTCTCTTTTGTTCTTCTTCGCTTAAATCAGAAAAACCTTCAATATGGTTGAAAAACAAAGATTCAACTTTTACATTGTTTAACTTTTCTCTACCATGTAATGCATCTAAAGAAGTTTCAAATATATCTGCAATTTTCTTTTGAATATTAGCATCAGGAGTTCTTCTATCTTGCTCATAAGAAGCGTATGTTGTTTTTGCTACTCCTAGTTTTTCTGCCATTTGAGTTTGTGTATAACCATACTGCTTTCTTAATTTTTTTATATTCTGAGCAAACATTTATAACACCACCTATACTTCAATTATACGCAATATGCGTACATTGACCATAAAAAAACAGAAAGTAGTACAAAATGAGTATTTATTGTTGACAAAGTACGCGTTTAGTAATAGTATGTAAGTACGCAATACGTATTACTTGGAGGTGAGAAGATGAACACGTTAAAATCATTGCGTAAAAAGCATAATATTACTCAAGAACAGTTAGCAGATGCTGTAGGACTTGCAACTACAACTATTTCTAGTTACGAGATAGGTCACAGAAACATTACTATTCCTGCTGCTTTAGCGTTAGCTAAATATTTTAATGTAAATTGGACTATTTTTTTTGATGATAAAGTACGCGAAATGTACGATTCAAAACAAAATGATAACCAGGCAAGCGACCAAACTCACCTGGTATAAACCATCAATTACACGACCAAATGTAATTGTACGGTGTGACCAACACCGTAACTAAAGTATAGACCAAAAGCACGTAAACTTTAAAGACCTAAAAATATTCAAGGAGAAAACAATTATGAAAACAAGTATACAGAGACATAGACAAAGAACTCGTAGAACTCAATTACAAGTTGCAGACATGTTACTTACTACTAAACCAAATATCTGCAATATCGAGAAGGGACGTCGTAATATCTCATCTGAAATTTTAATGACAAGTTACGAAAGAAGTGATGATCCAATTCTAATCAAAGAAATGTCATAAGAATTCTCGAATGGATACACGACACCTGCACCATCAGAAGTTGTATTTGATGACCATCGTATATGTATAAAGGAGAGGATGCTTAATGAAATACGAGAAGTAATTGATGTTCTCAATCTCTATCGTATTGATAAACGCCCTGAATATTGCAGTCAAGAAGACATTGAGAATGTAAGACGTATCGCTAGTGAAACGCAAGATGTGATTTTTGAAGCACAGGCACTAATCGACAAAATCATTATAGATTACCAATTGAATCCACAAGAGTTATCTAAAACAAGAAATCAGCGTTACAAAATGGAACGCAGAATCTGAAGGGAATGATTCCATGTTTGCACCAGAAGTTATTAATAATTTAACAGATGCAATTGCTGAACAGCTTGAGGACAAACTGACAAAGAAATACCATCCAACAGTTTCGAGGGAAGAAGCTATGGATCTTATCGGTTGTAGCGCTGCAGTATTCAACGAAATAAGAAAACGAGATGATTTTCAGTTCGTTCATATTGAAGGAATCTCGTCACGTTACAGCACAGCAAACTTAATCGAATGGATTAACGGAAGGAGGAAGTGACATGAAGTATTTAGCGAAGTTATCTTATACATCACTTTATCTACTTTGTACATTTTTCGCATGCTTAGTGGTGTTATTCCTAGCGCTAGGGTTTCAAATGCAACCAGCACCAAGACTAGGATTAACGATCATCATTCAACTTTCATCATTCTTTTTGCTTTCGACTTATAAAGATTTAAAGGAGGTGAGATAAATGAATAAATTACAAACATTAAAAATAGCCCTCTTAATCGTCATCTTGGCGGAGGAGATTAAGAGAGCTAAAAAACCTAACTATGAAATAATAACAAATTTATCGCGAGATATTTGCGGCTTGTAGATTAAACAATTCAGTTTTTGCACATGTTGTACAAACTGTAACAAACAATTCCATGGCAGGTGCTGGTATTGAATTTGATGCAGCAGGTAATGAGAATAATTCATCTGAAATCGCAATTTGTGGATTAGAGCAGCAAAAAGAACGATTCAAAGATTTAAGGAAATGCTCTATTTCTTGCATTTGAGTTTTATTGAATTTAAATGTTTCCATAAATATCCTCCTTTCAAGTTTATAACATAATTATATAGTAAGCGTTTACAAAATATAACGGAACATCAGTTCTAAAGGAGAAACTATTTTATTCCAACAACATTTATTAAGAAAAGACCAGAAAGGATGAAGTAAATGAACACACTAATCAAGATCGAGAATAATTCAGAACTAGGCCCAGTAGTTAGCAGTAGGATCGTTGCAGAGGAATTAGGTAGACAACATCAACATGTTAAAAGAGATTTGGACAAAATTTTAATGAGTCCAAATGTGGACGCATTAATTTTTAAGTCAGATTACAAAGATAGTCGTGGCAGAACTCAATCAGAATATCTACTAACTAAAGACGGATTCATCCTATATATGTTCAACATCCAAGGTCACAACGATTTCAAAATGGCATATATCAATAGATTCAATGAAATGGAGAAAGCATTACAAAACAGATTGCCTGGAACATACAAGGAAGCATTGCTTCAATTAGTTGAACAAGTGGAAGAGAACGAGAAATTACATCTAGAGAACACGATGCAGAAACAACAAATTGGAGAATTAAAACCAAAAGCTAATTATGTAGACACAATTCTTAAAAGTAAGAGCTTAGTTACTATTGGTCAGATCGCAAAAGACTATGGTATGTCGGCGCAAGAAATGAATAAGCTACTACAACGATTAAAAATTCAATACAAACAGTCAGGTCAATGGTTACTTTACTCAAATCATCACGCTAAAGGCTACACGCATTCAGAAACAACTGAAATCACACATAAAGATGGAAGTATTTCAGTGAGAATGCATACGAAATGGACACAGAAAGGTCGTTTATTCCTTTATGAATTCTTGAAACGCAGAGATATTATTCCTGTAATTGAATTTGAAAGCGAGGAAACTGCATGAAGTTACCTTACTGTAGGCAGGTAGAGTTCGTTAAAGTCGGAAGAGCATTTTTCACGCTTGATGAGTACTACAGATTGATAAAAGAATACGGACCGCATTGCGATGTTGAGTGGGAGTTAGAAAGCGACTGTGGAGTTGCTTATTTTACAGAAGTAATCACTGTAGGAGGTGATGGAAATGCAGGATAACTTATCAGAGCTTGAATATTTGGAAAGATTGTATTGTAGCGAAGAAGATGATGAAGATAATTTGAATTGGAACTTAAATCATCAAGAAGATGTTTATCGTGATCGAGAGTTTAACACATAAAAAAAGCGCATATCAAGGATACGCGCATCAGATAACAACTCTAACTCATTATATCACATAAAGATAAAGGAGGAAATAACATGGCAGAGGTTTTAAACACAAAGGACATGACTCATGAAGAATGGCTGAAAGCTAGACAGGCAGGTGTCGGTGGAAGTGATGCCGGGACTATTCTTGGAGTAAATAAGTGGAAATCTAAAACGCAACTATTCTTCGAGAAGGTAAATCCAGAATTAAAGCAACAAGTTGACAACGAATTTATATATTGGGGGAACGTCCTTGAAGATGTTGTAGCTAAAGAATTTGAAGCAAGAACAGGTAAGAAAGTCAGAAAAAACAACAAAATGTTAAGACATCCTGAACATGAATTTATGTTAGCAAATCTAGATAGAGTAATAGTAGGAGAAAAGGCATTGCTCGAATGTAAGACCACTTCGCAATACAATATCGATCAATGGAAGGATGACGAGATACCAGCATCGTATCTCTGTCAGATTCAGCACTACATGGCAGTTACAGGATATGAAAAAGCATATATCGCAGTTTTATGTGGTGGTAATCAGTTCATTTGGAAGGAAGTGCCACGTGATGATGAATTGATTGAAATTATCATCAATGCTGAAAAGGACTTCTGGTATAACAACGTTCTTGCAGGCGTTATTCCTGAAATAGATGGAAGTGATGCAACTAAAGATTTCTTGAATCATATGTATAAAGATATCGATGAAACCGAAGTTCAGTTAAGTGATGATGTCGAAACATTATTAACTGCATTAGAACAAGTTAAGCAAGAAGAAAGGGAACTTAAAGAACTTAAAACGCAGTATGAAAACAAAATAAAACACATACTAGGCAACAACTTAGCAGGTAAAACAAGTGGATATCAGATTACCTGGAAACCACAAGTAAGAAAGACTCTGGATACTAAGAAGATTCGAGAAATTTATGGAGAACAATTAGACCCTTATTACAAAGAAACAGAAACTAGAGTATTAAAAATCAAACAAATCAAAGGAGCGTAATAATTATGGCAACTACTGAATCATTAAAACAACAGGTACAAACTACACAACAAAATCAAGTGGCAAATCAACAGAAACCTCAGACGATTGAAGATTACATGAAGAAGATGGCACCTGCAATGGCACAAGCTTTACCAAAGCATATGGATATTGATCGTTTAACACGTTTAGCAATGACAACAATCAGAACGACACCGGCTTTAAAAGATGCAGATGTAGGAAGTCTACTTGGAGCAGTGATGCAAGCAGCACAACTTGGACTAGAGCCTGGATTGATGGGTCATTGCTACTTACTACCTTTTAACAATAAAAATAAAGGCATTAAAGAAGTTCAGTTCATTATCGGATATAAAGGAATGATTGATCTAGCACGAAGAAGCGGTCATATCAAATCAATCTATGCACATGCAGTATATAGTAACGATGAATTTGATTATGAACTAGGATTAGAAAGTAAGTTAGTTCACAAACCGACTATGAATGCAGACAAAGGTGAATTTGTTGGTGCATATGCGGTTGCACACTTTAAAGATGGAGGATATCAGTTCGAATTTATGAGTAAAGCAGACATCGAAAAGCGTAAAGGTAGAAGTAAAGCTGCTAACTCAAAATTCAGTCCTTGGACATCAGATTATGAAGAGATGGCCAAGAAAACTGTTGTTCGTCATATGTGGAAGTATTTGCCGATCAGCGTAGAAGTGCAGCAACAAGTTGCTTATGACGAAGGTACAGGTAAGGATATCAGCAAGATTAAAGACGTCACACCTGATGACACGATGCTTGAAGCACCAGACTATGAATTGCTGGATATCACAGATGAAAATACGGAGGGGTAAGACCCTCCATTCTTTTAGAAAGGAGTAAGTTAAATGGCAGATATTACATGGGTCAAACTCAAGACAGATATGTTTGACAACGAGAAGATAAAGTTGATAGAAGCATTACCAGATTCAGATACGATTTTAATCATATGGATCAAGTTAATCGCTTATGCAGGAAAGGTTAATGCTGGTGGGTATATCATGTTAACCGAAAATATCCCGATGAACGAAGAAGAACTTGCAACAATTTTTAACAGACCACTCAACACAGTGAGATTAGCACTAAATACTTTTGAACGTTATGGAATGATAACAAAATCAGATGAAGGCGCTATTAAGATTGCAAACTGGGAAATTCACCAAAACATTGATGGAATGGAACGAGTCAAACAATTGAATGCAATTAGAAATAGAAAGTATAGAGAGAGAAAGAAACAGAAGCAACTTGAAAACAATCAACCAGATGACGTTAGCGTGACGTCACGTGACGATACAGAAGAAGATATAGATAAAGAATTAGATATAGATATAGAAAGAGATAAAGATAAAGACAAAAGAAAAGTAACTCGTCCTTCGTCATTCGATATCTTCGAAAATGGTGGTTATGGCTACCTAGATCCAATTACAATGCAGAAGTTATTTGCTTGGATAGATGATTTCGGAGATGAAGGAGACTCTATCGTCAGCAAGGCATTAGATGTAGGTATTGAAGCAGGTGTTAAAAACTATAGTTATGTCAATGGAACGTTGAAGAATTGGTATAACAAAGGATTTAGAACAATAGCTGAAATAGATGCTAATGAACGCAGAAGAAAGTCTAAGGATAACAATCAAGTTAAACCTAATGTGCAGACGACAAAACGCTCACCTGAAGAAATCGCAAGGCTTAAGGAACGTAACGAAAGAAACATGAGACAGATGTTAGGCGGTGAAGATGTTGAAATCATTACTGAATAGTGAACTTATGAAAGCAGTAGCAAATCGAGGTATCCCAGAAATTGAAGAGGAAACATGTGATAAATGCGGTACAAAGAACACATATAAAGTAAATGATGATGGAACACGTGAGCTAGTAATCAAATGTGACTGTCACCTTAGAGAGTTAGTGAGAGCAGATAAGAAACGAATGCAGCAAAGAAAGATTAACTATTACTTCAATCAATCGTTGATTAATCCAGATTTAAAAAAAGCATCGTTCAAAAACAATGACATCGATCTCGAAAAAGCAAGTCCTGAGATATATAACGCTTATAAAGTAGCATCTAACTTCTGTAAAGAGTTCAGTAAACAAAATCCTAAAACAATCGTTATACAGGGTGATACAGGAACAGGCAAGTCATTTCTTGCGTTTTCTATCGCTAGATATTTGAAGGACAAAGGTAATACAGTGCTTTTCATCGATAATGTTGAGCTTTTATCACTCATCAAAGCATCGTTCAATAAAAAGAATGATGATACAGAAGAAAAAATCATGAGATTAGTTAGTGAAGTAGATTTATTGGTCCTGGATGATGTAGGAGCAAACAAGCAAACAGACTGGGCATGCGAGAAGTTGTATGAGATCACGAATAAGCGACAAGGCTTGAATACAATCTATACAACGAACTTAGACATCATTAATGAAATGCCATCAGATTTTATGCTGAAACGTGCTTATTCAAGAATCTGCAATGGGGCAACGTTTTTAACATTAGATGGTGCAGACAGAAGAATGCAATAAACATACAAAAGGAGAAGTGAAACGAATGGAACTCAAGGAAATGAAAGAACTTGTGAAAAAAGAAGGTAATTTTAGAAGTCAAATTTATAAAGGTATCAGATATGAAATTGTTAGACATGAATCATTCGGGCATTTATGCGGGTATCTGCACTACAATCCAAAAAATGATGAAGAAAGAGATGTTATAGATAATGTTTTCCATAGAGGGATCACTTATGAGAATGATGGTGTCATCGGATTTGATTGCGCGCATGCTATTGATTTATCTCCTATGAAAATTGAAATGGATGAAAAGTTTGGTTTAGTTACACCAACATTTCTAAACCCTAAATATAGAACGATACAGTATGTTGAAGATATTCTTAAAAGAACAATCGACAAGCTAGTTGATAGAAAAAGCGAAAAGCAAGATTATAAACGGGATTTTGAGCAGTTAGAACAAATTAAAGATCAACAAAAAGAACAATCGAAAGAACAAGCAATTAAGGAATACGCAAGGCTACTTCATGATGAAAACTTCGTAGTTGTATCGAACGAAAGAATGCAGGAGTTGAAAATGAAAGAACGTGTGCTAAGTAAAATAGCTGGTCGCATGGTTTCTGTATTAGAGGATGTTACGGAGGTGATCAAGCATGACTAAAGAACAAATCATGAGACGCCTTAACTGTACAGAAAGATATGCGCAACGAATGATTGACTGGGCAACAAATGAATTAGAGTTACGTGTCCTGGTAGCACAAAAGGACCACGAGTTACAAACTCGAAAGGGGATTGAGGAATATGGACCAACAGAAACTGCGACAGCTTAAGACTAAAGTTAAGGAATTAAAAGTACAGGTCGTTATTGCTAGGCATAACGTGAGAGCATCAGAGGAAGATGTCGACAGAGGACAGTTTCTTGATTTTGCAGATTCAATGATTAAACAAATTAATGAAGTGATGGAGGAAATGAAATGAGACGAATTAAAGTGATGGTATTCGAGCGTAAAAATCAGAAAGGACGTTACATGTGTTCTAATTATCACGAATGGCCAAGTTATGATGATGAGTATGGAGATGTAGAACTTAATGATGTTGAAAGAGCTTATATGGTTTGGGAAAACGATACAAAACCGGCTAATGAAGAAACTTATAAAAATTGGTATGAGGATATGAAAAATCTTGATAAAGCGATTAAAGAGAAGTGGGGACCAGATGCTTTAAATAGTTTAAATCCAGATTTAATTCTAGAAACTTATGACTATAAATTCATCGACATACCCGTTAGCAAATTAGAAGCGGTATTGGATATTGAGAAACATGGTTACGAATCAGAATATTTAAAGGAGTATTACAAAAATGATAAATAGAGTTGTATTAACCGGAAGACTAACAAAGGATCCAGAATTCAGAGTAACAACATCAGGTGTTTCAGTCGCAACCTTCACATTAGCAGTAAATCGCATGTTTACGAATGACCAGGGAGAAAAACAGGCAGATTTTATTAACTGTGTGACTTTCAGAAAACAAGCAGAAAATGTTAACAACTTCTTAAGTAAAGGCAGTTTAGTCGGTGTTGACGGAAGATTGCAATCACGCAGCTACGATAACAAAGAAGGACAGCGTGTATATGTTACAGAAGTGATTTGTGACAGCGTTCAGTTCCTAGAACCAAAGAATAGTCAAAATCAACAAAATAACAGCGTACAACAAGCGAATCATACTCAGACGAACAATAATAACCAAAATAACCAAAACGTCAACAGAGGTCAAAATAATGCAAATAACGGATACTCGCAACAGCATGAAAATCCATTTGCTAATTCATCAGGCCCAATCGATATCCAGGATGATGATTTACCGTTCTAATTTAACGTATTAAAGGAGTGATGCAAATGTCAAAATCAGAAGTCTATTACTTAAATTCAGATGTCGCAAAACACTTCGACCAGCAGTTTAAAGAAGCAGGATTCTATTCAGAAGAATATGCATTACAAGAATACCTATTGACCAAAGGTATTAAGGGATACGTCACACTCATGACCAGAGAAAAAGGTGGCATAAAAGTAAAGATGTGCATCGATAGAGATGATAAGACCAACAACAAGTTTAATGTCAATCAACTCAATCACAATATAAACCATGAATTATATGACCAAGGAGTGAACTTATGAGTTTACTAAATAGATTCAAACTTTATGACCAGAAGAAAGAATGGACAGTTACAGTAATTCCATTAAGAGGACGTGATGGTTACAGACTTATTGGAATAGGAATTTTGAAACATGTTCAAAAAGAAGTTACACGCGAAGAACTACAGGAGTTTATCAATATCCATAACTTGATGAGAGAAGAAGAGTTAGGACAAATTGATATCTTTCAGATTTTATGAAAATAAAAAAGATTAGATGTGAGTTATTCGTATACGAGGTCGGCATCGATGATGTCGCTCGTATCGAATTAACAGATCATGGTTCAGATAAAACTATTATTTATAAAGTCGTGAAAGAAACGAATGAAGAAACATACGCGGGTATGACAATGCCACATGAAGTTGAATATGAGTAAGGGGAGATACTTATGAAAGCTACACCGATGGGCCAGTACTGGATAGATAACAAACACCGTTCAAAGGTTAGTTACAACGCTTATAGAGAGCGAGTAGTCAAAAGAGGTATGACGTTTGAAGAAGCGATAACAAGTCCTAAAGAAAGATTTAACAATACTTCTGATGAATACAAGAAGTGGAGCGATATAGCAGTTGAAAATGGCATCAATAAGAATATATTCTGGCATCGTCATTTCACTTTCAAGTGGTCGCTGAAAAAAGCAGCAACCACACCGATACGAAAGAGAAGAACAGCGGATAGCGGTAGACAGACTGTTATTCGAATGATTGAAGCAGGTGCACCTATTCCGAAGAAATACATTGAGCGTTATCCGGATCTATTTAACGCTAGGACAGGAGCCTGATTATGCAGTATGGAAATGTGAATATTGGTGCAAAAGTCAGATGGATTAGAAAACATAAAAGAATGTCACAACGTGAATTTGCTGAATCTATAGGAATATCTAAGAGTTATCTCGGTGATATTGAACTTAATAGAAAACGACATTTTACAGATGCATTGAACAGTTTATGTAAGAAATTAAATATGACAATCGATGAACTGATAAGCATCGATGAGAATGGAGAGATTTAATTATGGCAAAGACATTAAAAGGTTTAGTGATAACAGAGGTTGATCAAATCATTCATGAAACGAAAACGCTGAAAGAAGCAGCAGCTAAAATTGGTGTGGCATATCAAACGTTACTGCAATTTAGAAGTGAGAATATGAAAGAATTCAAAAAGTTAAAGGCAGAAAGAGAGCAGGGGCTTATTGTTGATGAAGTGCCAGTAGTTAAGACAAAGCCTGTAGAAAAGAAGAAAGAGAAGTTAATTGATTCAGAAGTCTTTAAGAGCGTTAAAGAAAAAGTGCAAAAAGGAGCAAGCACTATTCCTGTTAATGATGTGATTGAGAAAGCCGAACATCAGAAGATTGTCGATGACTTGCAAGTGAACTTGGCGTTAGTCACTGATGATAGAGATAAGCACAAAGAAGAAGTCACTAAATTGAATGCAGAACGTAATGATATGCTGAATAAAATTGAGGGACTCGAAACAACTATTACGAAAAAAGAAGAAGAATTGCAGTTAAAAGAACTTCAAATCAAAGCTAAAGAACGTGACATTAAATCATTACAACATTCTTATGATCGTTTAGATAAAAAGAGTGCAGACGCATTAAAGATGAACGATAGATTCTTAACATCGAAATATGAGAAAGAGTTAAATCAACACAAACGCACGATTGAAGTATCAGCTGAAGCGAACAAGAATTTGAAAGAATCGTTACAACAAGCGAATGAAGTGATTAAGGAGTACCAGGATAAAGAGACAGAGTTAGTTACAAGCTATGAAAAGCAGTTAGAAGAGAAACAAAATACTATACAAAAGCTAGAAACTGATTTTGAAACGTTGGAAAAATCATATGAAGCATTGATGTCGAAAGATGATAATGTTTCAAATGCGAAATGGGAAAAAGGTCCTCGTTTAACTCTCAATATTGATAGAAATAAATTAATCCAATCTCAATTATTAAGCGAGATTGAAAATAAAGAACTGGCTATAAAAAACATCAATCCACCATCACATTATGCTCCAAACGGATTAGGTACAGATGTCATCGGATTCCTGGAATCTCAATTCAGCTATGAAGCGTATAAAGGTTTCATGATTGGTAACATCATCAAATATGCGACAAGAACAGGTCGTAAGGATGAAGAAATCAACGAACTTAAGAAGATTGTGGATTATGCAGACAGAATAATCACCTTCTTAGAACGTGATAACAAAGTCGCTGATGCGAGATGATTAAGTTCTTAAGCTATAGCAAGTGGAGACAACTCTTCAATCATTACATGCGAAATAATTGGGAGACTGATAGTACTGATAACCATTACGGTACTATCTACTTCTCAGTTGATGCTGACGAAGAAAAGGGAGATACCTATGTCGCATTAGACGTTGGATCAGAAGTCTATGTTGAGGAGTTCGATTCAATGAACGACATGGAACTATTTTACGAAAATAAAGCTGATTACGTACCTGGGTTGCAGGTAACTATATTTGATAGTGAGGTGCTACATGGATAAGTATAGAGACATGACGGTAGAACATGGCACAAGGTTAAGGAAGCAGCACACGAACTATGGATTTAAAGGCTCGGTTAATGAGTTCCTAGAATCAATTAGAAAATACAATAGTCCTTTTATTCAAGTATTCGAAAGAATTGACGGAGAGTTAGTACTGCTGTGGTCTAAAGATAATAAAGGATTGCTACAGCAGGGAGAACAGATGGAGTTATTTTAAGGAGGGGTTAGAGAATGATAACTAAATTTAGAGCTTGGGATAAAGAAAAGAAACTGATGAATATTGTAGACGGTATTCACTTCGATGAAGATAAAGTATGGGAAATCTCATGTCATGGAGTATGTTGGAAAAATATTAGGTATTATATCCTCATGCAATCAACAGGCTTACATGATAAGAATGGGATCGAAATTTATGAAGGAGATATTTTAAATCATCCATTGCAAGGAATGAGAAAAGTTTATTATCCATTTACTGATAGAGTAGCTAGTTATGGACTTGAAAATATAGAAAACGGTATGAGAAATAAATTGCAGGATGCACATAGGCTTTATGAAGTCATCGGCAACATTCACGAGCATCCAGAGTTGTTGATCCAACCTAAGCAATAACCTAGAGTACCCTAAGTTTAAAATCACAAGGAGGAAATGAGAGATGAATAAAGACGAGAAAGAATATTATGTACTTTCTATACCATACGATTCAGCTTACGGAATTTATGACACGTTTCAGCAAGCATTAGAAGAAGGGAACAGACCTGAAAATGAATGGCTTAAATTAATACTTTATAAAACTAAAATGAACAGAGCATTGAAAAGTGAGGACGTAATAGGACGATTCGGAGATGGAAAGTATGTAAGTTCAGAAGAGTAACTCACAAGGAGGAAATGAAAGATGGAACCAGATTTAATTATTCAAGAGCCACCACGAGTGCTTAAGCAATACGAAGTTATGCAGTGGGATGGTACCAGAGAAAATTTTAAAAGAATCAAAGAATGGGCTAAACCTCACGAAATTACTATTGTCGGTTTTGCTAGTGGAAAAGAATATATTGAGTTTGATATGTGTCGTGGGAAATGTCCGACATTGGTTGGTCGTGGTGACTATGTATTTAAAACGGTTGATGGGTATTTATCATCAGTGACATTAACAGAATTTAGAGAAAAATATTCAGATTGGACTGTATTGCAGGTGTAACACGAAAGGAGAGAAGGATTGTGAAACACGTAATAAAGGTTGGTAAATCAAGATGGTACACAGAAGATAGACCTAAAGGATATACGACATTTAAAAGTAAAGCATACGTAACAGAAGATACACGAGAAGCTTTAATTATTGCTATCAAACATGACGGAGATGTTGAGATACTCGAAAAGGAGAATGAGGAATGAAAATTAAACAAGAGAGACAGGTAAGGTTTGATGAATTAATTAAGTATGTGTGGGATAAAAGAATAGTAGAAATGAACTTTAAAAGCAAAAAAGGTGTTAGCGTTTATGTTCACTCTGATGGAGATATTGATGTTAACGAAGTGAGATACATTAGTAAAGATGACCTCTTCACCATAACAGAAGAAGTTGAGATTGATTATGATACTAGACTAGATTTAATTGCAGTTAGAAAAGTAGGTACAGTATCAAGATTCGAAAACAGAAGTATTCAAGGCGTTTTAGTTCATTTCGAGGGTGAAGTAGATTATATATATTTCCAAAACCCAGATGGTTCTATTGCAGATTTAATTTGGTCAAAGGAGCGTGGACTGATTGAATGAAGTAGCAACTTACATCAGATGCCAAATTAACGGTAAATGGACAAACTTAGGGTTAATTGCTGAAGAAGGTGAGATACAAGAACATTTTGAGTTTATAGAAGGATTGCTGAAGGAAAAACAACGTGCTGATGAACTTGAAAAGCGATGGAGTGAGTTAGTAGATGTTCTGATGAAAAAGTACGAGTATTACAAAGTCAGAGCAGATGATAAAAGTTTTGGACCTATTGAACAAGGTAAGTGGAAAATTGCAAAACATGAATTGATGATGGTCATAAAAATTATGACTGATTTGAAACGAGGTGAAACTGAATGAAAATTATTTACTCACATAGTGATTGGAATGTAATTGATCCGCAGAATCAGATTGTTGAATCATTTTCAAACAAACAATGTGCTAAGGATTACCTGAAAGTATTAGAAGTACCATATAAAGAATTTTACAAAGTAAAAGAACATAAAGTGATGAGAAGAGAGGGATAAGTAATGATTAAAATGACAACGGAGTTATTCGAGAAGTTCAGCAAGAAGCAGGAAGAGTTAGACAGCATGATTAGAGAGAAGTTCGGGATTAGTGAAGTCGAGTGGAAATATGATTTAAACATTCAGCACTCTATCGCTTTAAGAGTAGAACTGCATGAGCTAGTCAACGAGTGTCACGACATATGGAAGTATTGGAAACAGAAAGCAGTGAATCCTGATAGAATCATCGACGAGTTAGTAGATGTTATCCACTTCCTGCATCTTATATTAAATAAAATGAATTACGATGCTGATTATCATGTAAGAGAAATAAATAAAAGTATCCCTAATGACGAACAAGTAAAGTACGTAACAGAAACTTTAGGTGGGGTACTCAGAGTAAACTATTTAATTAAATCAGATGAGTTACACGAAACATACGCACACTTGCTTGTATTGGCTGACCGTTACGCATTCACTTTAGACGACATCGAACAAGCATACGACAGAAAGAACGCAGAGAATCATGCAAGACAGAATAGAAACTACTAAGGACAAAGACATCTATAAACTTATTAAAGAACTTCTTGGGAGGTAGAGATGCAAAAGAAAACAAGTCAACGTAATAGAGGTAAATACCTTGAGACATTAATCGAACGATCCAATATTCAATACGACTTAAAAGGTATAGCGACAATCAATAATATTCCAACACCTATGACACATAGGAGCAGGGACGGGAAGATATTTGATGCCAGGTACACCAAGAAATCAACAGTCGACTTTATCGGCATTCATGACAGTAAGTTTATCGCATTCGATACAAAGCAGACATCATTGACCAATCTGCCATTTAAGAATATCGAGCAGCACCAGATCGAGTACTTGACCAAGACACATGAAAAGGGTGGCATTTGCTTTATTCTTATCTTATTTACGAAGTTTAACGAGTTATATAGATTAGACATCCAAGAACTAAAAGAGCTCAAGGAAACGTTAAATAGAGCCAGTATTCCATATACCTGGTTTAAAGAGAATAAAAGACCAATCACAAGTAATAACGGAATCATCTACAACTACTTATAAAGGGGAACAATAAACCATGACTTATACGACCAACCAAATTGTAAGAATGATTAAAGATTATCAGATGAATGTGAAGGTAGTAGCTAAACTTAGAAAGGAATACATTGAAGATGTATGCGGAGCGAATATCTCACAGTACGGAATTGAAGCAACAATGCCTAAACCACAAGGACAGACATCTGATCCAATACTTAGAGAAGTGCAAAGATTAATGAAACAGGATACAGTAATTGCTAAGTATGAAGCGAAAGTGAGATACATTCAAAACCGTTGGGACAGAATAACGGATGAGAAACAAGCGATGATATTTAACATGGTATTGTCAGGTGTAGCATACGAGAAGATTGCAAAGACTGTTGAACTATCAGCACAAAGAATACATCAAATCATCAATGAAATTGCAGAAATATTAAAAGATTGATATTTTCCCTCTAGTGAAAGCTAGGGGGATTTTGTATGATTAGAAGAAAAGGGTGCAAATTAATGAAAGAGGATAATAAAGTATTACTAATAGTATTAATGATTTTTTTTACAGTATTTTTAAGTATGTGTATTTTTATAGATAGTGATAGTAATAATGGTGAATCAGTAACGATGATATTTTTAAATCTTATAAATGTATTAGTAATGGGGCTACTAACATACTTATTATTAGAAACATCACAAAAAAGTAATGAGACTAACGAACTACTAACCAAACATACAATACATATTTTTAACAGCGAGCAAATAAAATTAATGGAATACGATAATCATAAAATTAGAAGATATATGTATATCTGTAAAAGTTTAAATAAATTATTTATTCAGTATTTAAGTTATGAGGAGAAGTATATTATTATTGCAAGTATTGTTAATGATACTATGGAAAATTATAAATATATTAATGTTTATAATTTTGATGAAATAAAAAATAAGATATCTAATCAAGAAGAAATTGAAATGGAACAGTATTTTCATGACTGTAAGGTAAAACAAGAATATAAAGTTAAAGACGTTATGGAAAATTGGGAAATGCTTAAAGATATCAAAAATTTACATCTCATTAAATTAGCGGCACCGCTAGATATAAAGTTATTAGAATCTATTAAAAATATCGATCAGATGATTTATTTGGAGTTAAAGGATTATGATAAAAATACCAATATGACAAATGTAGATATAGGAGAAGATAACGCTAAAGAGTTGTTTTCAAATTTAATTAATATAAATTCCATCTTTGAAATACAATTGAAAAACAATTATGAAGATATAGATAAATTTGGAGAAAACTTGAACTTCTAATTTACATATTTACAAAACTTACAAATTTACATATCGTGACATAACCTATAATCCTAATTTAAAATGGGAGGTAGGTCGGAGCGTAGTACACTACAATCATTCAAAAACTTGTTTTTGTACCTCGCACTGCATGAACCTAACGGTTCTTCGTTTACTTTGCCATGAGTAATCTCCTTTCAAAGAATATATATGGAAACCATCTAGTAATTTCTAGATGGTTTTTGTATTATTAAACTGTACATGTAAATGTACACACATCATTTGAGGAGAGATGATATGGAAAATTTAAATGAAGTATTAAGTAGGGTTTATAAGAATGATAAGGCGTCTAATGTAAGTTTTTATCAAGATTGGATTAATCGCGGGCTTAATGCTGCAAATCATTTGGGTTATTTAAGTTATGAATCTTTAGTTTACTTAGATGGTGAACGTGATGGCTTTGGTGGTTTTACATGTGAAAGAGTTATACATTTTTCTGATCGTAATATATTTATGCTTACACCTAATGAAAGTAGTTATAAAATTAAGGTATATTTCAATCCTGAATTATTAATTACAGAATTAGAAGATGCAAGCCAATATGATGGGACGCCGAAATCAGCCATTATTAAGTTCAAAGATTTTGAAATAGAATTATCGAAGAGAAAACAATTAGAAGAAGGCTCTTTGTTAAAAGTTCTAAAGGAATTGCCTGATTTATATTAATTAATGCACTCACTTATGTGGGTGTTTTTTAATGCAATAAAATAAATAGAGTTTAGTAACGTAAAGGTTGTGAGATATGAGATGAACGAGATTGAAGTTGTTGATGATGCATGAGTACAAATTGGGACGCAGTAAAAGAAGATTATGACACAGGTAAGTTTAAGCTTAAGGATTTAGCTGAAAAGCACGACATTAAATTAGGTACATTGAAATCTAAAATTAGTCGTGAAGGTTGGAATAAGGTTGCAACCAAGAAAAAGGATGCAACCAAGAAAGTTGCAAAAAAGAAGCATCCACAAGATACAACAGATATAAGAAGAAAGAGTGGGAATCCTAATCCGCCTAATCAATTCACAGAACGGAACAACTTTGCTGTGAAGCATGGATTACTGAGTAGATACATTCCTAAAGAGACAATGGAGCTTATGGGCATAGCTGATTCAATGGATGCAGCAGATATTATATGGGCTCAGATACAAATACAGTTTGCAGCAATAATAAGAGCACAAAAAGTAATGTGGGTAGAAGATGCTAACGATCATACGAGTGAAATAACATCTACCAGTGAGTTTGGAGATGGATATAAGATTTCATTCGCTTATGAAAAGTATGCATCTTTTTTAAGTGCACAATCACGAGCGATGGCTGAACTAAGAAGTGCATTGAAACAGTTCTCATTACATGCAGCTGATGATGATTATCGTAAGTTGCAAGTTGCAGTTATGCATGAACAATTAACGCAGATTAAGCAACAGAATGAGAATGGAGCACAATCTGATAAACCATTAGAAATCTTAATCACAAGAAAAGAGGGACGAGAATGACAGAAGCTGTTCAGTTGAATAAAGAAGTTAATCCTCGCTTTGAAGAATTCTTGTTTGATTGGAATCAGAAGTTTCAATTCCTTGTTGGTGGTTATGGTAGCAGTAAATCATATCATGTTGCATTAAAGATCATTCTTAAATTGATATCTGAGAAGCGGAAAGCGTTAGTAGTTCGTGAAGTATTTGAGACTATTCGAGATTCATGTTTCTCACTCTTTGAAGAGATAATATATGACTTAGAACTGAATACAAAAGGTGTAAGACTTACTACAAGTCCTATGAAGATAACATTTCCAAACGGAAGTCAGATTATTTTCAAGGGAATGGATAAGCCAGGTAAATTGAAATCGATTAATGACATCTCGCTGATTTGGTTAGAAGAGTGTTCAGAGATAAAGTATGCAGGATTTAAAGAGTTGATTGGTCGTTTAAGACATCCACGATTAAGAAACTACATGATATTGTCTACAAATCCAGTGAGTAAAAGTAATTGGACATATCTTCATTTCTTTATTAACAAAGATTCTAAAGTCATAAAGTTAGATGATTACCGTTTATACAATGAAAAGACAATCGTTTTAGGGGACACGTACTATCATCATTCAACAGCTGATGATAACTACTTTTTACCTGATGATTATATTGCACAGCTTGATGACATGAAGAACTATGATATTGATCTGCATCGAGTTGCTAGACTAGGACAATTCGGAGCAAATGGTAAGAAGGTATTACCTCAATTTGAAGTTATGGCTCATGATGAAGTAATGAAAGTAGTAAACAGAACGAGTGCAAGATTATTAAAGAATGGTCTCGACTTTGGTTTTGTTACTTCATTTAACGCATTATCACGAATGGCCATAGATGAAAAGAATATGTGGTTATACATTTATGATGAAGTCTATACGAAAGAGCAAGATGATGAAGAACTGTACCAGGAGTTAGCTTATTTAGGCAGAACACTTATAAAAGCTGACCATGAGGACAGTACAATCAAATATCTAAACAAAAAAGGTATGAATCTAAGAAAAGCTAAGAAGTATGCCGGTTCACGTGCCGAATACACAAAGAAGGTGAAACGGTTCAAACGTATTATATGCTCAGATAAATGTGTAAATCATATCGATGAGCTACAAGATTTAACATATAAGACTAACAATAACGATGAAATCATCGAGGATCAGTTCAATATTGACCCGCATACATTCTCGGCTATGTGGTACGGACTTGATGATTATGATGTAGCAGTTCCTAAAGGTGACTACATTAGACAACAAAGTGCATGGTAAAGGAGGGCGACAATGAACGAATGGAAGAAGTTTGATAAAGACTTTATAAAGAAAAAGCATGGTGACATGTATTTCTATCGTGATTTATACGATGGTAAACATGCGAATATCTTTCCTAGAGCTAAAGAGTTAATCAGTAAAGGCGAGATAATTGATATTCTGCAATACGGAGAGTACAACGCTAAAAATGTAATGACACCTTATCTGATGCTTAATATCTGTAAAATTATCGTTGATACACCTTCGCTGTTAATCAGTCGTGGCATTGGTAAAGTTAAGACTAACTTCCCGAATAAAGAAGAGTTAGCAAATGACACAACGACAGAAGAAGCGAAAATGATTGAGGGAACAGTTGATAATTCATACAACAGTGAAGTCATCGACTTGCAGCAAGAGACGATAGATCAGATTGTTAAGAACTCAAAGATTGATCATAAGATGAACATCACTCAATTATTAGTTGATGGTGGTATCGTAGCTGTACCTTCTATGATTAATGGACAGTTAAAGCTAATGTTCAAGGAGCGTAATGTTTATTATCCTCATGATGATGGGCATGGATATGATTTAGTATATGAGTTACCTCAGACTGAAGAAGAGAAAGAATCAGGTATTGATTACGTCCATATCTATACTGAACGTGAAGATGAGGATAGACTACTTACAATTCACAAACTATTTAAGCGCAATGGAGAGTCGCAACTTGAAGAAGTTGAAGATATAAACTTTATTCAAGATAAATTAGGTATCGAACAGTTATATCAAGAGTTTGAAGGTCGTAAACGTTCGTTTATAGCTTATCTTGCGAATAATGCAACATTCTATAATAAGCTAGGTTCATCTGAACTTAAAGGACTTGCAGGGCGACAAGATGAAGTGAACTGGACCTTAACAAGAGCATCTCAGACATTTGAGCGTAATGGTAAGCCGCGCATCAGTATTACAAGAGAAACGATGGATACACTTCGAGCGATTGCAGCGGATAGATATGGCGATGAAAACAAGATTGATCATAGAGATTTAGAGATTCAAGAAATCGGTGAAAATGGTCAAGTCATGCAGATACATCAGATTGACGTCGATAAAATAGGTGATATGGCATATCTTAAAGACATCATTAGAGGTATGTTAGCAGAAACACAGACATCGCAAGCAGCAATGGAATTTGTAAGGACAGATACTGCAAGTCCACAGTCTGGTGTTGCAAAGTTCTATGACTTACTTATCTCATTGATGAAAGCAGAACAAATCAGAAATGATTATGTTGAATTCCTTAAAACGTTATTCGAGAGTGCCTTATGGTTAGCGAATGAAGAGAATGACAGCATCATCATTGAAGAGCCTAACATAACAGTTCAAGCGATGATTCCAGTGCCAGAAAAAGAAGTTACTGATGCGAATATTGCGAAGTACAACGCTAAAGTACAATCGCTTGAAGAGACAGTGAGACTCAACAACCCTGATAAAACAGATGAATGGGTGTATGAAGAGGTTGAACGTATCAAGTCGGAATCGACATCACAAGACAGCATGAGTGTTCTAAATGGCAATAATACGTTGAATAACTTCCTAAACAATAGACAACCTGATGGAACACCACTCGATGAACTAGGAAATCCAATCAAGGAGTGATTAGATGAACGCTGAACAATTAACATTGCTGATTGATGAATTGAAGAAACACATTGTATCACTCCTGCATAATACTGATCATTTAAAAGATAGTGATGTACAAAAAACATTACTGACAATCAATAAAATATTTGATGAACTAGGACTTACTGTTCAAGAGGTGTTACCTGTTGAATTAGCGAAGTCCTATTTTATTGCGATTGATGAAGCTACAGAAGATTTACAAGAGCAAGGCATACAGTTGAATGGTCGAGCTATTGTTGATGGAGTAGTGCAGGCAGACTTTAAGACACAAGCTAACGTTGAAGCATTATCGAATATCGTTACTGATACGATGTTAGACATGCAAGCGGCAATTAGAACCGCTAAAGAAAACTTTAACGATACTTACTTGCAGACATTAGAAGCAGTCAGAAGTGACGTAAGCAAAGGAATGCTGGATGGTAACAATCGTGAAGCAATCATAAAGCGAGTATCAGATACATTCTTACAAGATGGATTTACTTCGTTTAAGACTGTAGATGGTAAGCAGTTACCTTTAGACTTCTACTCACGTACAGTGGTCAGAACGAAAATGAGGGCAGCAACGAATCATGGTCATCTAACTAGATATGAAGAAGCGAGTGTCAATCTTGTGACGATAACAGGCAGAGAGCCTACCTGTGGTATATGTGCCAGGTATCGCAATCATGTATTCAGTATTGACGGAGAAGATAAACGATTCCCACATATCAATGTATATGAACTATTTCCATTGCATCCGAATTGCGAATGTCGTATAAGACCATTTGTAATTGAATATAAAAGTCAGCCTGAAATCAATAAAGCTGTTGTTAAAGCGAAGTCATTTAATCCTGATATTGATCCAAGAGCACAGAAACAAAAAGACGCATACAAGCAAGACCAGGATAAGAAAAGAATAGCAAGACAAGAAGATAAGCATTACATAAAGATGAAAGCGATATTAGGTAATAAAGCGCCAAAGAATATTGGTGCATATCGAAATATCAAGCGTAATAATCCAAGTAAGTTTGAAGCATTACGACAACAAATGAAAGGTGTTGTTAAAGATGAAAACAGTAAAACTGGATAGTTATAAAAAGTTTACACCTCAAAATTTAGCAGATGAATTGCAAAAGGCGATTGATGAGTATGATGTCGAGGATGTCATTATCATTTATAGAGATAAGGAAAAGAACATTGGTTTAATGCATTCAGATATAACTGATACCGAAGCTGTTGGGATGTTAGAGATGACCAAGATGAGTATATTTAATGACTAAAAGGAGTGAGTGAAATGGAACAGCATGATAAAATTTATGATTTAACAACTGTAGTAGATGTCGAAATTACCAAATTTGTGAATGAAGCATTTGATTTAGCAGTATCTAAAGCGAAGAACGTACACCAATTAAAGCAATATGATTTACATAGTGCAGTTGGTTCAAGAGAAATGAATGTACCTAGCGAAATTAATGAATGGTTATGGTGTGAAGCTGATACAAGATTTAAACGAAAAATATTTAATTACATCGCTGAATTGCCTGTTAAGTAATTATCCGTCCTAGACATGACGTTAAAAGGTCTCTTTATTATGGATAGCTTTAAAACTCACGTCCAGAAAGGAATAGTGATCACTTAAGTATCTCATGATGGTGGTATTCCATCAGGTATTGTGAGTGACATCATACTCACGCGTCCAGCTTATCGACGCTATAAATGTAAGTGTCGTTCGCTTGTACGTCAACAAGCTAGTCAATCGCTGACTTTACAGCGTAATAAAATGTAGACGAAAAGAGGAGAATTAATATGGAACGTAAAGATTTAACGGAATTAGGCATTGAAGCAGAAGCAGTTGATAAAATCATGGAAATGTACGGTAAAGATGTCAATCCAATTAAGCAAGAAAATGAATCATTGAAAGCAGAAGTGAAATCTTTTAAAGAGCAAGTAGCTGATCGTGATAACCAACTTGATGAAATTAAGACTAAAGTTGGTGATGCTGAAGCTTTAAACGCAACGATTGATTCATTGAAACAAGCTAATAAGGATAAGGACGAAGCACATCAGAATTTAGTGAATCAAGTGAAATTGGATTATGAAATTAAATTAGCATTAAACGAAGCCGGTGCAAAAAATGAAAGAGCAGTTAAAGCTTTAATAGACTTAGACACTGTAAAAATCAATGAAGACGGGCAGTTAATCGGTCTAAACGAGCAACTAACTAATCTGAAATCAACTGACGACTATTTATTTAATGGTCCAATCAATCCTAAAGACAAAGATATTAATAACGATCCGGAAAAACCACCTAACAACCTTAATCCCGGAGGACAACAAGGAAATGGTGGTAAAGACCCAGACCCAAGGGAACTTGGAAAATCAATGGCCGATAAATTACTCGGTAAAAAAGAATAAGGAGGAAGTTAAATGTTTAACCCTAGAAAAGTAGACAGCTTCAAAAAAGCACCGGAATTCTTACGTGATGCAAAAAACGTGGAATACACTGTCGGTAACGTATTATTAGATGGTTCTAAATTTTCAGCAGATACAGTTGTAAAAGCCGGAACTGCAGTTTTTAGAAATGCAGAGTCAAATAAGTTTGAATTAGTACAAGAATTAACACCAGAAACAATGTCAGGTGCAGTATTGACTGCTAATGATGTAAAAGTATTTGCGAAGGAAGATACTTTAGCGCCTGCAGTACGTGAAGCATCAGTCATTAAAGAACGTACAACAGGTGTTACAGACAACTTTATCAAAGCGACTATCGGACGTTTCCACTTCGATGTCTAATAAAAAATAGGAGGAATTAATAGATGTTAGAAATTAAAGAATTTAACGATGCAACACTACAAGCATTTGTACGTGAAGCAGATAATAGAAATACAAACAACTATCCATTAGCAGAAGCATTCCCGCAGGAAGTTACTTATGACATTAATGCAATTTATAATGTTGTATCTGATACTGTTCGTGCAGCTGCATCTATCACAGGTTTTAATAGCGGAGCGCCACTACGTTCGAAAGGCGAAGGCGAAAAAGCAATGATTGAATTAACAAAGATTCAACATGGTTATTACTTAGATGAGGTTGAGTTATTACAATTCAACAAACCACGTGATCCACAAGAACGACAAGCAGTAATCGAGAAAGTATTCTTAAAGATTGCTGACTTATCTTATGGTGTAGATGATATTAAAGAATTTTTAAGAGCTGGTTTAACTTACCGCGGAGAGTTTAAATATTCAAATCCGGTAGATAAAATTGAAATCAATGTGAAGTTAAAGCGTCCATCAGAAAATGATATTAAAATCACTAACAAATGGAATACACCTGAAGGTACTCCAATTGCTGATTTAGTAAGTGCAGTAGAACAGTATCAAAAAACAAATGGTAACAAAAAACCTGATTACATTGTTATGAACTCGAAGACATTCTCAGCATTCAAACGTAATCCGGAACTAAAAGGTCAAATCTATGGTAACTCTACAGATACTCGTATTGTCCGAGATGCAAGTATCAATGAGTTGTTTACTGAATTAGGTTTACCACAAATTCAGATTGATGATAATATCACTGGTATCGAGCAATTGGACGGTACTGTAAAAGTGTATCAAAACTTAGAAGATGGAAAAGTAGTACTTCGTGCGGCTCAATTAGGTAAAACATTTACTGGTCCTTCGGTTGAAAATAACTATGTTCCAGGTAAATATGTTCAGACTGTTATCGAAAAAGACCCATCAAGCGAAAAAACAATCGTTGGAGAAGTTGCTATTCCTGCATTACAAGCAATCAACTCAACAGTATTAATGACTGTACTTTAATTAGTGCAGTCTTATTTATTAAATAATAGGAGGGCTTAAGGATGCCAAAAGTATATGTAGATAAAGGTACTGTAATTCACAAAGGACAAGCTTATTTTAGACAGTCTTTAGACCTTACTCAAGAAGAGTATGAGAACGTGAAAGACTTAGTGACAATTGAAGATGCAACTGAAACAACTGAAAAATCTTACAAAGACTTAGATGTTGAAGAGTTAAAAGCATTAGTCGAAGAAAAAGGTCTTGAAGTAGTTGCTACAGGTAAAAATGGAGCAGTAAAAGCTGACTACGTGAAAGCATTAGAAGAAGCAGCAGAATAATGTAAAGGTGTGATGTTATGGAAACATTGGAACAACATCAATCATTAATCGATGGCACAGTGGCATACATGAACATCATGCCATTACCTGATTATATTAATGAAGTACCAAGTGAAGACTTACCGAAGTATTTGTTTTCGGCCATTCAAGATATTAAGGATTACTTTCCTAGTATTGAGTTAAATCCTCGAATGGTATATCTGCAACTTGATTACAAGTTAGAAGCGGAAGAAGAAGGCTTTGGAGTGCTTAAGCGCCATAACGTTGAAGACTATACAGTTAAGGATGTTAAAGTCGTATTCAATCACGAAAAGCTATCTCCATCACTACTAGCGATTATTGATGGGATACTAGCTGAGGAACGAAAGACATACTTAGGTAGAACAGGGAGGTTGATATAATGAGACCTCCAATGAATCAAAGAGTTTTAGTTCATAGAGCTATTAAAAGCTATGGCAATAATACTTTGACTGATAAATATGGTAGACCTTTAACAGAAAAAGTAGAGTCTAAAGCGCGTGTCAGACGCAAGTCTAACTTGATTATTACAGCAACTGGTACTGAAACAAACACAAACGTTGAAATTGATGTACCTTCTCAAATGATTGTCAAAGAAGGAGAAGAAATCAGTTATATCGATATGGATGGTAACGATGGTACAGGTAAAGTTATCTCTTACGAGGAAGCAACTAACGTTACAGGTTCACGCGTTCTATTTAGGACGGTGTTTGTTGATGGCCGATGAGTATTTCAAATTTGAATTTGATGATAGTTACAAAGAACTGCAAAGTTACTTTAAAAAGTTTGATCAACGCTTTACTAAGATCGTTATTCAAGAACTCGGTAAGTTTGGATTAAGAGTAGAAGAAGTCGCAAAAGCACTTGCTCCACGCGATTCAGGAGACTTAGAAGATTCTATTAATTCTTCTAAGGTTATTGTAGAAGGTAAAACATTTTCGATTACTATAGGCACTAACATGAAATACGCTCTGAGAGTTCATGAGCAGCCTGAAAGTAAAGGCGTTAGACCTAAATATCAAAGAGGTGTTAAGTACCCTGAATACTATAAAAATGGACGTGGAGAGAACACGCGTAACAAATCGAATGTCAATGGATATAAGCCAGGAAGAAAGTATCTTACTAATGCAGTTAAAGTTACTGAAGACGATTGGAATATAATGTGCGAAAGAATTCTCGCGCGAGTATTGGAGGGTTAGACTGATGATACAAGAGTCAATCATGAATCTGTTAAGAGAAAATATAGCTGGGCTTACTTGGTCAGTCGACTACCGTACATTGGGCGACAATACAGGTACAGTATATTCGGACGGTGGAGAAAAGCCTGGCATCTATGATGATGAAATGAAATATCCGCACTATCAAATCTATATCAGATCAAGCGATTTTGATAGGTGCAGAGACATAGCTTTTAAAGTCTATGCATTGCTCCATAAAAAGAGCGGTTGGTTAGTTAACGAGCAAAACAATGTAATACATGTTTACTTCATCGAAGCGTTGTCTGAGCCACTTAGAATAGGTGTAGAGGACAATGTCATGGAGTATAGCATTAACTTTAGAACGACAATAAGAATTGAAAACTAAAGCATATTTAGACATCTGAAACGATGTCTATTTTTTATGCAAAAAAACAGGAGGAATAAATTATATGAATGCATTTGATAAAAGTATCGCGTTCGGTATGGCTAATTTTAAATTGACAGGTACAGACAGTAAAGTCATCAACTTTGATGGTAAAGCAACAGGAGATGGTACTAGCTTCTTACAAACAGAAGGTGGGGTTCTTACTATTGAACCTAAGTTTAAGGAAATTCAATTTGAAGATACTGGTGAAAGTGACATCGACAATCGCGTTGTCGGTTGGGAAGTAAAAGTTAAAATGACTGTATCTCAAGAGACTCTAGAATTGATTGAATTGGCGATGGCCGGTGCACATGCTATTAAGGATAGTGGAGGGTCAAAATTAATCGGGATTACAGATGGTCCACTAGGTTCATCTAACCGAGATCGTGGAGTAAAAATGGAGATCCACCCACGCCAACTACCAGTTGAAGATAAGTCTATGGACATCGTTATCTATAAAGTTGCATCTACATCAGGATTCGAACGAGCATTTAAAAATGAGCAAGGTAAATTTGATTTAGAATTCGTAGCTTATCCTAAAGATAACTTTGATATGAGTCAACCAAACAACTTCTTCCAAATCGGACAAGCTACAGTTTAATAAAAAATAGCCCTACTTATGCTAGTAGGGTTATTTCTATATTTATTTAAATAATTAATTGAAAAGAGGAATAAAACATGACAAACGAAGTAAAAGTATTAATCACTCAATACGTTAATGAAAAAGGTGTATTAAAAGACGATAGCAAAAAAGAAGTAGTAATCAAAGCGATGCGACCATATCAGTTCTTTGCTATTACTAAAGTTTTAAAAACGTTAATCAATGAACTAAATGCTGATGAAAATATCAACGGTGCATTAGTTGGTCTCTTCGATACAGTTGAAGAAGGTATGGATACTAAAGACTTATTAAGTGCATTGTCAGCTCAGTTCGTTAAGGATTCAGCTGGATCAATCGGATTATTATTAGAGGTTGCTCCTGAAAGTGCTTTAGAACTGATTTCAATCTTATCCGATGTGCATCCAGAACAACTAAAACTTCAAGAGATGGATACATTCTTTGATGTAGTAGATGCAATTGCAGAAGTTAATGACTTAGCTAAGGTTGTGGAACGTGTAAAAAAGTCCACGAAAAGTTTTCAGAAGAGTCTCAAATGGGGCGAGAAAGTTACTCAAGCGACTCTAAGTCCAGTGAACTAAGTGGTTATGAGCTTGAAGATGCTCTCGTATATAAGCTAGCGCATAAATTAGGTGGAAGGTCAGAAGTCATTGATATGCCACTTGAAGAAGCGTTAGCTTATTTAATTATCATTATTGAACAGGAAGAGCAACAAGCAGAAGCGAAGAAATGGGATTTATATATGAATCACATGTCACGTATTAATGCGAATCCTGCGCATAACGATAAAGAATCGAAACGGAGATATGAATTCATTGAAACCATAAATCCTATGAAAGAAAATAAAGCGCTAGAAATGCCTAAAGAATTAGAGTGGAACTTCGAGCAGCTTGAACAATTAAAAGCATTACAAACTTAATTAATTATTTAAATGAATATATAAGGAAAGGAGGATAATATGGCTAACATACAAGAAATAGGCACTAAATTTACGATGTCTGTAGATGGGATGCTGAATAAGTTCAAGGTACTTGAACAGAATTTTGATAATTTGCCAAAGGTGGCCGAAAAATCAACAAAGCGTATGGATAAAGCATTTGGTGCTATAGATGATTCACTTAAGACATTTGATAAGCGTTTATCTGAAACAGGTAAAGACTTCGATACTAAGAAGTTACAGTCTGAATTACAAAAGGCCCAAAAGGAATTTAAAGATACAGGTAATATCAATAAAGAGACGATGCAATCACTTCAAAAGGAAATTAAGAGTGTTGATTGGAAGTCTTTAGATGCAAATTCACGCGATACATTCAAAACTGTTATACGGAATGTAAACAGCGTAGAGCGCAATATGAATAAGCTGAATGATGTTAAGTTTCTTGAAGGACTACCTGATGATGCGAAAGAAGCAGGTAAGCAACTACTAGCACTGCAAAAAGACGTTGAGAAGACAAGTAAATCACTTGAGAAAACTGATGATAAGGTTGATTTTAATAAGCTCAATAGTGAGCTCAATAAAGCTAAAAAAGAATTACAATCAACTGGTAAGGTTGCAGATAACACACTTGATCAGATAAATAAGGATATTAAAGATGTTGATTTTGAATCGATGTCTATGAGTGCTAATGTAGCATTCGGTAAGGTTGAAGAACGCGCAGAACAACTCGATAGAAAACTTAGGAACGTTGGAGATGATGTTAATCTATCTAATTCTACTAAGAATATTTCTAAAGACATAGATGGTGCAACTGGTTCTGTTGGTGGCTTGAAAGGTGCATTTAAAGGATTAGGACCTGTTATTGCAGGTGCATTAGCTACTGTAAGCATAACGGAATTTACAAAGAAGATAGTTGAATCTACTGCTGAAATCGAAGCATTAAACTCTCAGTACGAACAAGTAATGGGCAAAATGAAGAATACAACTGATAAGTATCTTGGAGAGATGGCTCAGAAGTATAATGTGCATCCTAACGAATTAAAGAAGTCTATGCTACAGTATCAAGCGATACTTAAATCAAAAGGGTTAAATGAACAAGATGCATACGAAACTTCTAAAATGTGGTTAGAACGTACTGTGGACGGTTCGGCATTTGCTAATGAATCAATGGAAGAGTCAACAGGACGTATGATGGCTGTTATTAAAGGTGAATACGATTCTGCAGACACAGTTATGATTAATTTGTCTCAAACAATGCTTAATGATAAAGCTCAAGAAAAATACGGTAAGAAATGGGAGCAGTTAAGTGTTACTCAACAGGAACAGCTAAAAGTACAAGAATCAATAAGACAACATACTTCAGCTGGTGTACTTGGTCAGGGTGTAAAAGAAGCGGATAGCTATGAAAAGAACTTAGCTCAATTGAAGAACACCTGGAAAGACTTTCTTGCTTCTTATGGTGGACCTGCGCTAGATATCGCTAATAAAGGTTTGAAAGGCGGTATCAAAATCATTGAAGATATGGCTAAAGGGTTTAGTACTATCGGTAAATTGATTAAGGAACTAACTGGTGGAAAACAAGTTAATATACTTAAAAAGTTAGGGTTTAGTAACGGAGAAGCAAATAACATTATAAATTGGTTCAATACGTTAAAACAACAATTATCAATTGCAGGACGGGCAGTAAGTTCCTTTGTTATGAATAACTTAGGATCAATTAAAAAGTTCTTTACAGGTCCTGATGGCCAACAGCTACTTCAAGCAGTGAAGAACATCTTTAATGGAATACTTGCTGTCGTTAAGTTTGTCTTTCCACTTGTTAAAAGTATCATAGTTTCAATATGGAAGAACATCCAAGGTGTAATAAAAGGCGGCCTTCAAGTCATTAAAGGCTTGATTCAAGTCTTTAGTGGATTGTTTACTGGCAACTTTAGAAAGATGTGGGAGGGTATTAAAAATATCTTCTCCGGAGCAATAAAGTTAATTTGGAACGGTGTACAGCTATTATTCTATGGAAAACTGCTTAAAGGTGGCTTAGCCTTTGCTAAATTATTCGCCGGTAGCTTAAAATCAATGTGGCAAGGTATCCTCAATTTATTTAAGAATTTCGGTAAATTTATATGGGATACTTCAACAAAAGTATCGAAAAATGTTATTGGTGCTTTCAAGAATCTATGGACAGGTTCAATGAATATCATAAAGAATTTAAAATCAGGACTTTATAATTCTTGGGTGGCAATAAAGAAAACAACGGTTGATGCAGCGGTTGGATTAAAAGACGGTGTCGTTGGTGCATTTAAAAACACTTGGAATGGTATAAAAGGTTGGATTAAATCGATTAAAGATGGCGTAATCGGTATGAAAGATTCCGTCATTGAAACAGGTAAAAAGATGGCGTCTGGTCTAAAGGATAAAGTCGTTGGTGGACTAAATTCCATGATCGATGGCGTAAACTGGGTAGCTGATAAATTAGGAATGGGTAAACCATTATCTAAAATTGATGCTAGTAAATATTCTACAGGTACCGGAGGGCATCCTGAAGATGGATGGGCAACTGTAGGAGATAAAGGTCCAGGTAACGGAAAAGGCACAAGAGAAATTGTTCAATTTCCAAACGGACGCACAGCATTATTCGAGAAAGAAACAACGTTCTGGATGCCTAAAGGAACACATGTTTATAACAATAAGCAAACTGAAGAGTTATTAGAACCTGCTAGGTATTCAAGAGGTACTCCTGGTATGGGAATGCTTGTTAAAGCGACTAGTAATGCAGTTACGAGTTCGACTAAACTATTTGGTGCAAAGAATACTAGGAAGGCACTTGATTATACTGCTGAAAAAGGTGCAGAAGTTGAGAAAGTAACTAGAGCTGGTGCAGAAATCGCTGAAGACATTATGGATTACATTGAAAATCCTAGTAAATTAGTAGATCTTGCGATGAAAAAATTCGGAGTAGACTTTAGTGGAATCTCTGGATTACCTGGCGAAATGATGTTAAGTGCTTATAAGAAGCTAAAAGACCAAACTGTAAAGTTAGTTACAGGTTGGATAGATGAAGCAACAGGTGGTAATGCAGACGGTACTGAAATTCTTGGATGGCCAATGACAACACCATATAGTCCTAATGCTGCAGTACCCGGATATCCTGCATCTTTTAATGGAGGACGTCATTACGGTATCGACTTAGGAATACCATCAGGAACTACTATTCACGCACCAACTAGCGGAACAGTTGAACAACAAAGTAATTATGGTGGCGGTATGGTAGCACGTTTGTTATCAGGTAAAATCGCTCAATACTTCCTACATTTAAGTAAAGTATTGAAAACAGGACCTGTAAAACAAGGTGATGCAATCGCAAAGTCTGGTAATAGTGGAGCTTGGACTACAGGCGCCCATTTACACTATCAAGTAGAAAGCCCTGCATCTGCAGAGCTTACTAACGCTAACACACTAGATCCTGTTAAGTTCTTGAAAGGTAAAGGCGGCGGTGGTGCAGGAATACTCAAAGGTGTTTCAGCTCCTGGTAATATATCAAACTGGATTTCAAGTGCTATTAAAAGAACAGGTGTACCATCATCCTGGGCTCCGTATCTTAAAACTATTGCTAAATACGAATCCGGTTTTAATCCTGCAGCTGTTCAAAATGGTTATGTTGATGTTAATACAGGTGGAAATGAAGCGCGTGGATTAATGCAGGTAACTCCTCAAACATACAGAGGTTTAATGGGAACAACTGAAGGTATGATGAATCCTATTAATAACATTACTGCTTCAATCAAATGGATTAAGTCTCGTTACGGAACAGTAACTAACATTCCGGGTATGGCATCTGGTACATGGCGCGGTGGTTATGCGAATGGCGGTATCATTCCTAAAGATTCCATTTATCGTGGTGGTGAAGAAGGTAAAGAGATTGTAATTCCTACTGTTCCTAAGCGAAAAAATCGTGCAAATCAACTCATAGCTTTAGCTGACAGAATGGTTAATGGTAAGCCTAAGCGTTATGCTAGTGGTACTAAAAAAACATCTACTCATAAAGTAAAATGGGGAGATACACTATGGGATATTAGTCGTAAAAATGGTACTACAGTAAAAGCGCTGCAATTATTAAATGGTATTAAAAATCATTTAATCTATCCTGGTCAGATTATTAAATTAACAGGTGCTATTACAGGGTTAAAAAAGAATGTATCACAACAATCAAAGACGCATAAAGCAACAGTACAGGCATTAAGTAAAGCACAAAGAATGTACAATACGGGTAGTGCCATCGCTAAACGAGGTAAAACGAGCGGTAAAGTTACCGGTAAAGAAGATATTGCTATCGGTAACTTAATCATGGCCAACATGAAGAATATTGGTAAGTTACCTGTCGAGAAGATGCAAGCTAATCTTAATGCGATTAACAAGAAGATAAATTCAGTTATTGCATCAAATGAAGGTAAGATAGCAACTCTAAATAATAAGATTGTAAAATCTTCTAAGTCTGCTGAAATTAAAGGTGCAAGCAGAGAGATACAAAACCGTAAGAATAATATCGCTACACTCAATAGCAAGATTAAAAAGACTTCAAACAAAAAACTTATTGCTAAATACAAGAAAGATATCAAAGCGCATCAACGAAAAATAAGTTCGCTTGAAAATAAAATTAAACGTGCTACTAATAACAAAGTAGCAAACAATGCACGTGCAGATATTGCTGCATATCAAGCACAAATCAACAGTTTGAAGAAGTTGAAACAAAGCGAAGTATTGAAAACTAATTTTCTTAATAGTTTAGTCAAACAGAAACAACGACTACAAAACGAACTTAATAAGAAAAATGAAGAGCGCAATGCATTAACAGAAGCGAAAATGTCGTTTAGAGATAGTATAAGAGATTCTTATCGTGGATATGCAGGCTTTGAAGCGGCAAAAGGTAATACATCAAGAGACTTTATAGCATTTATGAAGTATCGACTTAACAGAATGAAGAAGTTTGCTGCTAACGTTACAAAATTAAGAAAAATGGGATTAGATCCTACAATCTTAAGAGAAATACTTGCAGGTGGTATCGAATCGGCTATACCTCGTGTAGAAACTTTAGTCGGTGGAGGTAAGAAGAATGTTCTTGAAATTAATAAGTTACAGAAACAAGTAATTAGCTATGTTAACAATCTTTCAAATGAACATTCTCGTTTTGGTTACGATAATGAAATTAAAGCTAAAGACAAAGAAGTTGCATCAATCAAGAAACAACAGACATCTTTGCAAAGTCGAGCAACTAGCTATTTGACTGCTAAATCTAAAACCAAGCCTAAAGCAAAACCTAAAGCACCTGTTAAGAAGACTGTAGCCTCAAAAGTTAAAGCTAAGGTAACACCTAAAGTAAAACCTAAAAAAATAAGAACTCATAATATTAAATGGGGCGACACATTAGGTGGAATTGCAGCAAAATATCATACATCTGTATCTGCTATCAAGAAATTGAATGGATTAAAATCAGATATGATTTACGCTGGAAGAAAGCTTAAGATACCAGGATATGCGAAGGGTGGTATTGTAAATATCCCTCAGATAGCATGGATTGCCGAGGGTGGCTTTGCAGAATCGATTATCAGTCATGATCCATCGCAACGTGTTCAACAGCAGAAGATATGGAAAGATACTGGTGACAAGCTTGGATTCACTAAAGATGATGCACTTACTATGCGAATGATTCAGCTACTAGAAGAACAGAGAGAAATTCAAAGAGCAATAGCTCAAAGAGATACTGTACTTCAAATGGACGGTAAGGCAGTCGGTAAACAGATTGCACCTCATATAGATAAGGAGCTTGCTAGAATTATGGAACTTGAGAAACGAGGTGTAAGACATGGTGGATAGACTTAAAGCAGGATTTACTATTTATGATAAGCACTCAAGCGAGTTATCTTTGGAAGTATATGATTACACTTTTCCTACACCACAGATGAGAGAAATCAAAGAAACCATTCCTTTTATGGATGGAGAATACGATTTCTCTTTTTTATATGGAGAGCCTTCATATGATGAGCGTATTATAACCATGGACTCTAGGTGTTATATTAATGATTATGAAAGACGCACTAAGCACATAAATTACCTGAAAGAGTGGTTAATAGGCAAACCTAAAAATAAGTTTATTTCTGAATTCTATCCAGGGTTGGAATTCAATATGAGGTGCAGCAGTTTTGAATTTGATATAACCGCCTATGGATTTGATTTAAAATTAATATTTACAGGTGATCCTAAAGCAAAAATGTCACTTACAGGAAAGTTGGTGATTTAATGTACAAAATCATACTGACTAACGCTACAAATGATAATCAAAAGGTAGTATGGGATGTAAAGCAGGATATAAAACTTTTGAGAAGTGCCAGCATGCAGAAACAAGAAGATGGAATTGATTCTGTTTCTATATCTCCTGTACATGACTTTGTAGAAAATAGTACAACGTTTATACAACCCTACAATACTTTAATCGAAATAATAAATGAAAAAACAAATGTAATAGAATTTAAAGGAAGAGTTTTATCACCAGAATCAGAAATGACTGATTCTGGTCTTTTTACACATGAACTTATCTTCGAAGGTGCCGAAGCTTATCTTAAGGATTCGATACAAAGTTATTCATTTGAGTTTGATAAAATGCCAGTAGAAAATCTTAAGAAAGTTATCGCTCATCACAATAATGAACTGAAAAGTGAAGCTTATAAGCATTTTAAGGTTGGTAACGTTACAGTTGAAAAAAATATCATACCATCGGACGAAAACTACAATGAAGAGTTGAAATATTTTAAACGATCTGATGATAAAGATACGTATGAAACGTTAATGGATTTAAAGGAAAAGTATGGCGGGACATTTATATTTGAACCGACCAATGATGTCACTTTGGTCCATTGGTTAAAGGAAACAGGGAACTTAACGAATACCGTCATAAAAATAGGTAAGAACTTAAAGAGCATTCAGAAGAAATTTGATGCGTCTGAGGTTATTACAAGATTGAAGCCTTTAGGTGCAAGCTCCGAGACAGCTAATGGAGACGAAATCAAGCTAACGATTGCTGAAGTTAACAATGGAAGTCCTTATATCGATATACCGCAATTAATTAAGTTATTTGGCATTCAGACTGGCACTGTAACTTTTGATGATAAACATACACCAGAAACTTTAAAAAAAGCAGCAGAAGATTGGATTAAGGAGCACGAAAAAAAGCAGGCTAGAATTTCTCTTTCTTTAGATGCTTTGGATCTATCGTACTTAAAATTAGACCCAGACGAGTTTAAGATTTACAACAAACATCGTGTTATATGCCCTCCATTAAATATAGATGAAGATTTAAAGATTATCAGTATTAAGGTAGACTTGCTTAAACCTTATGATAAAGAAGTCTCATTTGGAGAGAGGGAACTTGGATATGCTGAGCTTGAAAAAGAGCGGAGTATAAAGAATACAAACCTGATTATCAATAAAACAGTACCTGGTATTATCGATAGACAAACAGGTGGCATCAACAGGGATGTAATGGTTTTCAATGATTACAAAATAACATTTGAAGATTTAAAGTTACATCAAAGCAATTTGTTAGACGAGGTTAATCAGATTTTAAATAGTGAGTATTTAGTCGATAATGAAGTGAGAGCCGACTTATTATTAAAGGCACAGAATGTTGAATCCCTAAGTAACACTATAAAAGATGCACTTGAAAGTGCTGACGAAAGAACGATTAATGCTACTAAGCTGGTGGGTCTTCAAAATAAGATGAATGCTTACAGAACATCTCTTAAATCATTCGTCATAGCTAAAGAAGGAGCTAAAATTTCACTGTTGAAGCGATTACAAATCTTACAATCGCAATATACAGAGAAAAAGTTTTCAGATACTTTAAAGAGCGTAGCAGAAAAGTTTGGACTAACTGTAAATCAATATAACGAACTTATAGGAGAACCGAATGTTGTTCAAAAAGCGATTTCAGTAGTAACAGAACAGACTGATAGTAAACTTGCAAACTATGTAAAATCACAAGATTATCAGACAGACAAAAATGGCATCGTTGAACGCTTGAATAATTCAGATAGCGAAAGACAGCAGTTATCTAATCAGATAGCAGATAGAGTAACACTTACTGAATATTCAAGTGGTATAAAAAGTACTAAAGATTATGCTGATAGTGGTGTTAATGGATTGAAAATTGGTGGAAGGAATTTGATTCTTGATAGCAATATATGTTGTATAGGCAAAGAAAAAAGAAATTTAGAAATTAAACAGACATTACACCCTAACACAGAATACACATTTTCAGCTGATTTAGAATTGGTAAACGTATCTCCAGACTCACAGTCAAGAGTTGGTATAGAAATGCGTGTTAATTTTGAAGACGGGACTTATGATTTTTATGGACTTTGGCATCATATAGAAAAAGGTGAAAATTTTAAAGGTCGCATTTCTGAAACCTTTACCATACTTGATAAAAAAATAGCAGGAATAAACCATACAGCAGTGCATACATCACTTATTAAAGGAGATTTAGTTAAGTTATGTAATCCTAAACTCGAGAAAGGTAATAAAGCTACCGATTATACAGAAGCGCCAGAAGATGCAGACCAGAAACTTACTACTATGAAGACTGAGATTATTCAAGATGGTAGAAAGTATTCGCAAGAAGTGTCACAACAGATTTACAATGCGAGCAGTAAGACTTTGAATCAAACACTATCTCGATACATCAACGACACCTCAACAGGTCATCAGTTTACTTATGATGAGAACGGAAACATTACAAATTTCAGTGTAGGCTCAAGTGGTATCAAGCTAAACGCTAAAGTGATTGATATGAATGATGGAGATGTCATTATCAAAAACGGTATAACTACAATCACTGATGCCTATATCCCTAAGCTATTTAGTAAGAAAGCAACTATTGAATATCTTGATGCGATTGGAATTACAGCGAGAACATTACAAGCTAAAGATAAACAGGCTAGTGTCAATATTGAGAACGGATCAATCACAATGAATCGTGATAGTGGTGCTCGTATGAACATTGGTTTGGATGGTATTCAAAGTTTTAATAATGGTGGCTCGTTACGATTTAGTTTAACACCAACATTAGTAACAACTTCTGCTGTAGGAACGTCTGTAAGTAACGTTTATTTAGGTGCAGCACCTACAGGGGAAGCACGTATCGTTGATATGAATGGTATACCAGGCGATGGTGCTATCGGAAGTTATTCTTATAGACCACTGAGAACACTAGCGATTAAATTCCCTTTAAAAGCGAATGGTTATATAGGAATAGATGGTAGTGAACTAAGAATTATGTCAGATGGTTTACTTGATGGTGGTTACAAAAGTATTCGTGCTGATAAAGGCTACTTCGCAACAGTTGATGCGAATAATGAAATCAGTGGTACTCACTTCTACATCAGACCAAAACCGGGTGGGGAGTTAAGAGCAACATATAATAATGGTGGCGAAACTTCTTACGCAAACTTCCGTTCAGATGGCATATATGCACCATGGATTGATTACAACGGACATATTGCAGGTTCGCACTTTTATGTCAGACCTGCCTACGGTGGAGAAGTAAGGCTTACTAATACAGGGACTACTGATCAATTCGCTAGTCTACGCTCGAATGGTATTTACGTGCCATGGATAGACTTCAATGGTCAAATTCCAGGATCACATTTGTATATAAGGCCGGGGTCAGGTGGGGAAGTGAGATTCACCAAGACCGGAACGACTGACCAATTTATTAATATTAGGGCAAATGATGGTGACTTCAATCAGATTTCCTATAATAAATGGGTGCAAAAATCTAGAGAAGAATGGAAAACAGGTATTCGTAAGTGGAAAGTGAATGCTTCTGAAGTTCTTACTAATGAAGTAGATATTTATGAATTCTATTATAAGAATGACCTAGACTACCTTACTAGAGGTTCGGTTATTGGTGATGGCTATAAAGTTCCTGATTTTTGGCTCTCAAAAAGCAAGAACGGAATAGACAACACTTCTGTGATTTGGACATTAGCAAAAGCATTACAAGAGCAGATTAAAAGAAATAATGATTTAGAAAACAGATTAAAAATATTGGAGGATAAGTTAAATGGATAATAATAAAAAACCACAGCGTAACTTAGAAAAGGAAGTAGCATTGCTACAAGAACAAATTATGATGGTAATATCTGACAAAGTAATGATTCAAGCTATGCTTGATGATGCTTTAGAAGAATTAGATCAAATTAAAAACGGTAATCAAGAAGTTGCAGAATAATCTGTAGCTTCTTTTTTATAAATAAAAAACAGGAGGTCATTTAAAATGACAGAAAAAATTCAAGAGTTTTACTTAGTAGAAAGAAATTCAAGTGGGTCAGAAAGCTGTTTAACACGCAATTATTCAAATGGATTTGTATCAGGCGCTACACCAAACACTGCTTTTAAGTTTAAAGAAGAGGAACAGGCGAAACAGTTCTGTAAGATGCAAAATATGTTAGCAAGTATTTTTGAAAATGGAACTAAAACTTTCTACGTTAAACAAGATGTTGAACGTACTAAGTATGATGAAAATGGGGAAGTAGTCGTAGAAGAAACGTTATAAGAGGTGGTGAAAAATGTGGATAACAATCGGAGGAATGAATTTGGAAAATATCGAAATGCTTAAAATTTATTTATATGGAGGAGATATCAGATTACTACACTTCTTATGTATATTGATGCTAGTAGACATCGTGACAGGTATTGCTAAAGCGGTGTATAACAAGAATTTATGGTCGAGAAAGTCATTATTCGGCTTTGCTAGAAAATTGATGGTATTCTGTATCATCGTATTGGCTAACGTGATTGATCAGATACTTCAATTAAATGGTGGATTGGTCATCGTCACAATTATGTTCTACATCGCCAACGAGGGGCTTTCTATTATTGAAAATTGTGCACAGATGGGTGTGCTAGTACCTGCAAATATATCAGAGAAATTAGCAGTTATCTTAAGTGAGAATGATAAGCAGTCAATTACAACAGAAGTGAAAGAAGAATTCACAGCTAAACATTCAAAAGATTTGCCTGGGGGACAGGTTGATGTAAGCGTTAAAGTTCAGTCAGAAAAAAACGAAGAAATAAATTAAGGCAGCTCACTATACGAAGAGATTAAACAAGAAATAAAGACTATAAAAGCAGAAAAGATATCTTAAACAGTTGGATCAAACATCTTATTTAAAAGGAGAATTCAAATGATGACTGAGGTTAATAAATCTATATATCTAGATGTTGCAAGAAGATATTACGATATGCAACCTTTGTATGAAGTAGTAGATATTATATACGAAAATGAACAGAAAGAACTCTTTCTGCACTTATCAGATAATGAAGCATTTAGGGTGGAGATGAATCTTTTTAAGAAGACAACTTATAAAGTGTATTCAAAGCAAGAAATTAATAATCTGTGTAAATACGCATATGAACGTAATGTAATGATCATCCCAGTGTTAGACATACCTTCGCATTCAGGGGGATGGTTGAATCTACTCAAACTTAATGATGAAGAGAGATACAATAAGGTGGTCTCTGACTTTGATGAACACACTGTTAACTATTGGGACGATGGAGAGCCTATTAAATTTATTAAGAATATGATTGACGAGATTGCAGATGCATTCAAAATTCCTGGATATAAAGGGGAACAGATATTTCACCTTGGAATGGATGAGGTGCCTGTTGCTATAAGTAATCAAAAATGGCTTTTTTGGTTTATGGAACATCTTTTCAAGCATGTTGAATCTCACAACTATATACCTGTGATATGGAACGATCAAGTAACCCCAAAGTTTCTAGAAATGGCTTTAGATGCTGGGATGAGAGACAGTTTAAGATTCAGTTATTGGCAACAAGGCCTAAAAGGTACTGTATCTCCTGATGATATAATGAATAACTTCAAACTCTATAACGGAAACTTTTATACCCAGACGTTCAGTGCAAAGACGTTAGATTCGAAGAAGGATATGGAATACATGAAACAGCATTCAGGGATTGATAAATTTAATGTTATAGGAGACGTAACGTATGAAGCAAAAATAAGAAATGTCTGTGGCTCGTTACTTACGCTATGGGGAGAGGATTCAGAATCTCGTCCAGAAAAGGAAATTATCACAGAACTAAGAAGAATGTTTACCGCATTCGTACAGGAAGCTAAATAGTAAGAGGATGTTAAAACATAAATGATAAGCATTAGGCAGATAGCCTGGTGCTTATTTTAATTGGAGGAATTTATAAATGAATAAAGAATTACAGTTAGCTTTGACACGTTTAGTCGTACTATTAATTGCATTAATCAATTCTGCTCTAGCGCATTATGGAAAGCCATTAATTAAAAGTGATGAAACATTTATCTACCAAACATTAAGTGACTTATTTTTAATTGGATCTATTGCGTGGACTTATTGGAGAAATAATAACATCACTCGCAATGCTCAACAAGCACAGGAATTTAAAAAAGTATTAGATATCGAAAAAAATAACGAAAATATGGAGGGAAAATAATTATGGCTAAAAATAAAATCGGTACTTGGAATGGTGTTCCTGTTTATACAGATTTCTTACCTATCGGAACAAGAAGAACAGGACAAAGATTGAACAGTGGTAATCCTAAATTCGCAGTATTCCACGACACAGGAAACCCTAACACAACAGCACAACAGAACGTGAACTACTATAAGAATACTTATATGCAACCATGGGATAGTGTTGCATCAGCACATATCTTTGTGGATGACACTGAATGTATTATCTGTATTCCTGTAACCGAAAAGGCGTGGCATGTAATTTACAGTACACCTACAGACAACGCTTGGTATGGTGCAGATGCTAATGATGTAGCATTTGGTATTGAAGTATCATACTACAGTGATAGAAATAAATCTCTTAAATCGTTAGATAATGCTTGTCGTATTATGGCAGCTTTATGTAATTCGTGGGACATTAATCCACGCACAAACATGCCAGGACATCAAGATATTCAGGCCGACAAACAAGACCCTGGTAATCTACTTGCTGCATGTGGATATGCTAGACGTAACATGAGTGTTATCGATAACTTGATCGTTAAGTATATGAATGGCGATGCACCTGTTAAGAAAGTAGCACCTGCACCTGAAAAAGTTGTGAAACAATCACCACCTGTTAAAAAACCTACAACAAAAGGTTCTAAACGCATTAAGGCATGGTCAAAGAAACCTCACTATAAAGGAACGATTCAATATACTGCATCCTTGAGACAACGTTCAGGTAGTAATTTTAGTAACTATACGTTCAACAAAGAGATTGGAACACTTAAAAAAGGCGAGACTGTCTATATCTTCGAAGAGATTCAAGATGCACAAGGTAATATATGGTGCAGAACATATTCGCCTAGCAATAATGGTTGGGTACACAAGCATACAATTAAATAAATGAACTTTAATCCCTACATTCAGAATAAGAGTGTAGGGATTTTTGTTTTTTAACTATTTATTTATCTAAATTTATTTTGAAAATAGATAACAATGCATCTACTTCTTTTACATACAGATACTTATTTATGTGAAAGTTATTATTTTGAAAAGAACGTGTGTTCTGTTATAATTATAAATGTGTAGTAGCCCTGTACTTCGTTCCCCGATGTTCAGGGCGCTTTTTAACTTATATCCCAGTATTCAATTTTACAATAATTAGGTATAATAAATTAACTACACACAGAAAGAAGATGGGGAAATGTTATTAAATGATAGTAGCAGTATTATAAGAAAGTTATTGAATGGAAGAGATATTAGCGTTGAACTTTATTTATTAAGATCTACAGAAAATATGGAAAATTTTTATGAAGCAAAAGAAGCTGAAATGAATTCTGAAGTAAGGACTTTCTTAATTAAAAATCTTAGAAAAAATTTAAAAAAACTAATGGTAGATAATCAATTTCACGTGGCAAATTATAACAGTGAATTTGAAGTGCATGATAAGCTTGCATCATTTAAAGCCAATACAATCACAGAAGTAAATAATAAATTAAGTGAAATGAAAAAAGCTATTGAATTAAATATTTTAGAAACAAAAAATGCAAAATTTCAATTAGTTAGATTGATAGATAATGAAAATCAAAAAGTATGTTATCTAGGTTATTATCAAGGTACAAAAAGAGCTATAAGTAATAAACGACTGATAATTGAAAAAGAAAATTTTCAACTTTTAAACGAAAATGTTATAAGTTTGGGCGGTAAAATTGATTTTCTTATTGATGAAAATGAAAATATTTATATAAGTAATGCTAAAAATTTTGAATATGCTTTTAAATATATAGATCATATTAATAGTAAACGAGATGAGAATATTGAGCTTATTGTGCAACAAAATGTATTTGGAGACGATAATTCAAAGAATTTATTTAGTGAGGAAGCTAGCAAGTATATTAGATCTAGAGCTATAGCACAGATGAGTGATGAAACAATTACAAATTTAAAAGAGCATTTTGAATCACGTTGTGAAGATTTAAAAGCTATAAAAAAAGAATTAGAAGATAATCCTGATAATGCAGAAGAACTGGGAAAAAAATATGGAATAATTTTAGATTTATTAAATTATATTGATTTAGAAAATAAAAAAGTAGTGATAACTAAAGATTATGAGTCTAAATTAAGTCCTATATTTTATTTATTCCAAAATAAAATTGTAGAGTCATATTTAACTAGAGAGATACGCACTGCAGTAGGATACCAAGAATAAGGTGATTAATATAAACATAAATCGTTTAAAACAGTATATTCTATGGATAATAGCTTATTTACCATTAATTTTTGTTTCGGTGTTTAGCGGGAAAAATATACCATTCTTAAAAGGTAATCAGGATATAATTAAAGGAATAATTTTTATAATTTTATTGATCATTATATATTTTTTTTCTGCAAAATTATTTTTGAGATTGGTTATTAGAAGTAAAAAAAACAAAGTGGGTCAAATTAAAAATGTAGAACAAATATCAATAAATGAATATTCATATTTTATTTTAACTCTATTTATGCCTTTATTATTCGAAGATATGGAAAATATTTTTGATTATATAGTGTTATTTGCATTAATAACTATAATCATTATAATTTTTACTAGAACCGATCATATTATTGTTAACCCTATATTCATTCTTAACAATTTGGTTGTTTGTAAAGTTGAGATTCAAAATGTAGACAAAACGATTCGAGGTTATGGTTTAATTAAACCAGGATTAGATTATAATCAAAGAGTTGATTATTTTCTTATCTTTCCAAATTTATACTATGTATATAGACAGAATAAATCTTAAACATTAATTGAATAATAAAACTATGAAAAAACGACAAGAAAACTACAATAGATAACATCCAATTAAATTTAAAAAGATAGTAAAAGGGGGGTAACCCCTTGATAACACTGTATTTTGAATTTTAATGGATGTTATTTTTTTGCCATACGTGATACGGGCGCGATGGACATATCCGGAATAACGCTGAAAAGTAAACTAAAACATAAGGTTTCTAAATTTCACTACATATTTGGCATATCCTCTGTAAAAAAGAGCTTACCTAGATAAGGTAGCTCTTTTTTCGGGTAAATAGCCGAATTAATCTAATTTCGGGTAAATAGCCGAATTCACAATATTTCTACTATAAATTTAAACTTAAGTTGTATTTTCTCATGATCATAACATGTCCTGACTTGAACTTCTTGATTGAATTCATCTATTTTTTCAATGACACAATCAATTTCATGTAATTGATGATTGTTGTGATAGATTATAGTACACGATGAAGGCATACATGAATAGTGATGTAACTTAACGTTGATTTCAATAATTTGTTCATCGCTTAATGCAGGCATATAAAAATAGTCTTGTGATTGTATCTGACGTTTTATGTCGTCATACTGTTGTGGCATAGTTGCGAATGGCGCCCATTTAATCATGCCGCGTCCTTTAGGTATGTTTCTTTCGAGATATTGTGAAGGTATTTTTCTGTAATCAGTTTCTTCTATTAAGTGTTCTGGAACGGTAGGGTGGTCAACGTTTAAATTGTGGGCTTTCACTAAGATCACCAATTTCAAATATGATAGAGTAGACTTTATCAGGTTCATTTTCAACGCCTTCACTAAGTATTTCTTCAATAGGTAATAAAGAAACATCTCTTCGGTTTTCTTCTGTTATAAGATTATTTTTATATAACATGTGATAAACCTTTGTTTTAGCATCTTCTACACCTACGTCAGTTAAACCGAATTTACATTCCTGGTATTCATCCTTAAGGATATCGTATGTAATCTCATCGATAATAATACATTGTAATTCTTTCATGTTACCATCTCCTTCACTTAAATTATAGAACATACGTTCGTATTAATTCAAGTGAATTTCTAAAGTTGAGACCTAATTGCTGAATATTTTTCAGATGTCTCAGTAGATGTCTCAATAATATATAATGGTGTGAAAATTGAAAGATAAAAATTAAGGGGAATTATTGATAATATAAGGAAGTATAATGTAGAAAAATATGAAATAAATGTCTATTGTATACCGTATGCAGGTGTCTGAGTGGGAACGTGACCAATTTATGAAGCAGTATTAATAGAAGTAGGGTGCATATTACTTATTAAATCAAAGACAAATAGAATTTATCTAGTAAATGCCAGGTATTAAACAAAATGAATATATAATCAAAATCAAATATCTAAAAAGGGAGAGAATCTAGTATTCTCTCCCTTTTTAAATGGAATCAATATTTCAAAGATCGTGTAAGTTCTGATATTATAGGATAAATGTTCTATAATAAAGGTTTGATTAAAGTGTAATGGATGATAAGAATATTGTAAAAGAATCATAAGTGATATTAAGTCTTATTGATAATCCTGAATCTGTAGCTATATTTGAGTATTCAATTCCGGAGTCCAAATTAATGTAAACAAGAATACCGTCCTCTAAATCAATTATTGTGAAAGATAAGTCTGGTTCTGTAAAATATAGAAAGTTGAGAGTATTTTTAAGTTTATATGTATTCATTAAAAGTATATCTTCTTCGAATAACGCGATTTCTTTTGAAACATTCCTATTGTCATAACTTATTATCAAGTTATATACAGTACATACATCTCTTTCTTCCTTTTTCACTAATATAAGAGCTATATTATTTTCTTTATAGTCTCTATCTTTAAGTACGAACTTTTTTTCCATATTTTTGTGTCCTTTTATACATTCTTTTTTTGTATATATGAAGTTACGACAGGATTATTTTTTACTACTAATATTGTACTTGTCGCTTTATTTTATAGAATTTTAGCACCTATATTTCTACCTGTGTATTTGACTAAATAAAACTCCTATTAATTTTATACAATTATAATATAGTTTAACATAATTTGCTAAAATGGTATAAAATAGGTTTATTGTCATGTAGAAATATTATAAAAGGTAGAATAAAATTATAAAAGGTGAGAGTATATGAAAAAACATAGAGGACTTAAGAAAATATTTAAATCAACCTTGGATAATTATCATGAAAATTTTATTAAATATAATGGATATATAGAATTATACGTTCCGCAAATAGGTTTTATGAATGAAGATATCAATGGGAAAGAATATCAAATTATCAATGTTCTAATTGAAAATACTAAACATTCTATTCCAAAGGATGCAAATTTTATGTATGTGATAGATGAACTAAATATTTTGGATAGTCATATAATTATAAGTGACGATAGTAATGATTTTAATTTAAACCTCAGGCAGGAAGCTTCAGGAAAAATTCCTAATTATCTCAAACAAATAGAAAGTAAATTTGGTTTGAAGTTCACACGCATGGTTTCTATAACAGAAATGAACTTTGTAGATTATACTAATTTAGATGAAAATGATAAATTTGATATACTTTATTACATAAGAAAAGACAAAGAAAAAGTAATATTTGTAACAAATGTATTGTGGACTTGGAGTAGTATATGAAAAGAAGCATAGAACATATAAAACTTCATTAACATCTTGCATTTGTTTACTTGAAAAATAATAGGGTTATTTTATATTTTTTCGTTTGTCAAAATAAGCTAGACAATTTCTCATCTTCGATGAAACTCATAAATACTTCCAATGGTGTTTTATAGCCCAGCGATTTTCTGGGACGATGATTAATATTTTGAGCAACACTAATAAT